TTAACCCATCTTCCGCTTGAGCATTGTCAACGCCGGACTGCGCGTATCGGTCGCTGCAACGCGGTTTGCATACTCAATCAGCTTGGTCAGCTCCGCCGCCGAATAGTGCGAGGTAACGCTTCCATCGGTGTGACCCAACAACGCCTTGCGATCTTCTTCGGGCACGTCAGCAGCACGAAGCCGACGGCCAAAGGTGTGTTTGAGATCATGCACACGGAGCCGCACGAAGCCCGGGTGCGCTGGCACTCCGTGCTGCTTCTTCCATTGTTCAGCGGCGCGCTTTCTCGCACTGCGCCACGCGGTGTCATTCATTCGATGCAGCGCGCGTTCCTCGTAAGGGAAGACCCACACAGGATCCAAGCCGCGCTGCTTGCGGATGACCGAGCGGGCGACGTCGTTCAGCACAACAAGCCGCTCTTCCCTGTTTTTTACTCCTGAGTCGTCGAAGCGCCCGCCGAATTCAGCCGGAATCAAAAACACACTCGCATCGTTGAGCTCGGGCACCTTGATTTCCCAATCCCATCGGAGCTTGCAAACTTCCTGCTCGCGACATCCCGTGTTCACTTTGTACAGAGCCATGGCCAGAAGGTGGTCGGGCAGTTCTTTGAACAGCAATGCCTGCTCCTCCCAGGAAAGCGGGTAGGGCTGTCGGCGTGATTTCTCGCTGAGCATTTCGATCATCGGGACTACACGAAGCCAGGGCTTGCGAGTCTCGTCGCGCCACTTTCTCGCGCAGACATTGAGTACGCGCACGACGCGCTGCAGCGCTATGTTGATGGTCCTGGGCGCGCGGCCGAGTTCCAGTCGGTCCTCGATGTAGGGCTGCAGGGCCTCGTCATCAACCTCGTCCAGATAGAGCTCCCCAATGTAGGGATCGAGCTGCTTGAGGTAGATCGCGGTGTGCCAGATTGACGGCTGTTGCGCATACTCCTTTAGGTAACGGGTAGCGGCATCGCGGAAGGTCCGTCGGTGGTCCGACCCCGCGGTTCGGGCTACCTGGGCTTCGACGACGCGCGCGAGGAGGATTTGCTCCGCTTCTGCGCGCACGCTTGTTCCAGTGCTGCCTCGAATTCGGCCAAGCCCTCGGACGACCTTGTCGATGTGCCAGATGCCGTCCTTGAGCGTGAGCCCGGTAATTGTTTTTTGCCCCATGGACTTGGTACTCCCTTGCTACGTGGGCGCTCGCTGCGGCTACGAACGTTGCCGGCGGGCGCGCCCTTGTCGATTTCCTTACGCTCGGCATACTCGTCGGCGAAACGGTCGAGCTCCTTGCGGTCAAAGGCAATTCCCTGTTTTCCGATACTGATTTCCCGCAGGAACGGCCGGGCCTCTGCGTCGAACACGCGTCGGCACATGCCCAGGTAGGCCGGTGCCTTGCCGACCCGAATGAATCGAGGAGGGATATCGGGCATCTATTGCGCCCTCCTGAACTCCACCATCCATATTTGATGGCTCATATCAGTCCCCCGCGCGCTGGACCAACCCGGCAAGCGCTAACGCATCCTCTGTCCAGCACGGATACCCGGGTTCGCCGCCAGCGTACGTCTCCTGGCCATAAATCGCCCGCGTCTCCTGTGCGAGCTTAGTCAGGCGTGCGGCTGCCGCTTGCAGCTCAGGCCTGTTTGTATGGGCGGTCGGCAGAGCGCCCTGGGTGAGCGCGCCGGCCTGGCGTAGGTCGCCGTCAAGGCGGTCGATGACGTGCAGGGCGACACGCAGGTCTTCGCGCTGCACGCGGCAGGTCTCTGGCCTCTCGCCTTGGACGCGGGCGACGGCTGCTTCGCGCAGGCGCGCGATGGTCGTGTGAAAGCTCATGCTGCGAGTTCCCTCCAGGTGACGACGTTGCTTGCGGCGGGCGTCAGGTGCGGCTGCACGTCGGCGGCGCGGGCCGCGATGGTGCGCATGGCCAGGTCGTAGCGCATGGGCCGACGAACGACAGGGCGATAGGGCGGGGGCGTTACGCCGGCGCGGCTGACGTCCAGGAAGCGCAGGAAGAAGGGCAGTAGGGCCGGCGGAGCCGAATCCGGCGCCGCCCAGCCCATGCGCTCGGCGATCAATTCGGCCATCTGGACGTTGCTGGTGGACGGCTTCAAAGGAACGCCAAGCAGGCGCAGCTGCTCGGCCGTCATGCGCCGCGCGGTCTGCATTTCCGACGAATGGTGGCGGATGGTGGTCATGCCGCCTCCTTGAGCTTGGCGGGGCCGGCGTGGCCCTGCTCGATCCAGTGGACGGTGAAGACCTCGGACGGAGCGGGCGGCGCGGTCTTGAGCGTGCCCAGCACCAGGATGGTGTCCATGTGGCCGTCGGCGGCCAGCGCGTCGACCAGGCCCAGCGCGTCGGCGCGGCCGGCCATGTCTAGGCAGTCGAAGCGGTCCAGGACCAGCAAGCGCAGGCGGGAGATTTCGGCCAGCGCGGCGCCGATCAGCGCGTCCACGCGCCAGCGTTCGGACTCCGACAGCAGGCGGTACGCGCGGCCGCCCCAGGTGATTCCCATGTCGGCGTCGATGGCTGGGGCGCGCCAGTTCGCCAGCGCGGCCAGGCCGGCCAGCTTGTCGTTGAACGGCTGAAGGGCCTCGGCCAGGATTTCGCCCGGGATGCCGTCGGGCGACAGCGCATCGCCGATCGCCAGCCAGTCCGTGACCTCGGAGTGATAGCGCGTGGCGTTCGCCGTTCGCTCGGCGGCGCCGGCGGCGGCCTGCTTGGCGTTCAGCATGATCTGCACGCGATCGTCGATCGCCTTGCGTTCGGCGCGCAGCGCGGTCACCTTGGCGCGGGCCGCTTCGACGTCGGCGGGTTGGATCGCCTCCGGCGCAGCTTCGTCCTGCAGCTGGGCGGCTGCCGCTTCGGCCGCGGCGATGTCTCGGCGGTCGTTCTCGACGCTGCGCGCCATTAGGTCGCGGGCTTCGATGGCCTTGGGCAGTGCGGCGGAGGCCTCGGCGTCGCCGAAGACGTCCAGGCTGCCGTATTGCTCTTCATACGCCTTAAACGCCTTGAGGATGCGGACGTCCAACTCGCCGGGCAGTTGGAAACTGATCTTTTCGATGTTGTAGACGTCATCCAGGCAACGGGCGAGGTCGTGCACCAGGCCTTCTCGCGGCCCGGTTCCCGCCTTCGCTTGCAGCGCGGCGACGCGCTCGGCCAGCTTGGAGTTCTCCCCTTGGTCGAACTCCAGTTTCTGGCGCAGCGCCGGCAGCTGGGCGGCCTTGGCCTGGCGGGCCACGATCTGATCGCGCAAAGCGCCATAGGCCGCTGCCTTTTGCTCCAGCGCGCCCAGCGCCTTGGTGTATTGCTCCAGTTTGGCGTCGACGCCGGCCAGAGCCGCGCGCTCGCCCGCGAGGGCGGCCTGGTCGAACGCCGGAACTTCCGATTTCCAGCCTTCGGATTTCTGGGACCCCCACTGTTCGCCAGTCGTAGTCTTCCAGGATCCTTTGCCTTGCGTGGCCTCCTGCTTGGCGTGGTCTGCGCCGGCGGCGAACCCGCTGCGCAGAATCGGTTTGATCTGCGTCACCAGCGCGGCGTTGCAACCGCGTTCCAGCAGGCGGCGTTCGATGTCGTCCGGCTTGACCTTCGTGCCGGTGAGGGCGAATAGCAAGGTGCGGCGATCATCAGGCTCAGCCGCGGCGAACCGCTGGGGATCCAGGATAAAGGGCAGGGCGCTGGACTGCGGCACCAGACCTTCACCCGACTGCTTGCCCTTTGGCAGGCTGATGCCGACTGAGCCCTCGACCAAGTCCAGCACGATCGAGCCGCCCTTGGCGCCCTCGGTGACCAGAGCGCCATACTCTTTTTTCAGGCCAACACGCTCGGGCGATCCCAGCATTGCCAGGCGTACAGCCTCGGCGACGCTGGACTTGCCGGCGCCGTTCGCCCCAGCGATGAGGGCCACCGGCGTACGCAGGTCAAGATCCACGGCGCGCACGCCCTGGAAATTCTCGATAGTGATTCGGTTGATTCGCATGACTGCTCCTTAGGCACGCAGCTCGCGGCTGCCGTTGGACTGCATGGCCGTGACCGCGCCGGCGAGCTCCATGCTCTCCAGCAGACGGGCGGCGCGGTTGTAGCCAATGCGCAGATGGCGTTGAATGAGGGAAATGGAGGCGCGTCGGTGCTTGCGCACCACCATGACGGCCTCGGTATAGAGCGGATCGATCGCGTCTCCGGCGTCGTCGCCATCATCATCTCCCTCGAGCGGCAGCTGGCCGGCCCCCGGCGCGGCTGCCGCGGCGGATTCGGGGATCTGCTTCTCGCCGCCCAGGGCATGGACCAGCTCGGCCAGCAGCTTGGCGATCTCGCCGGCCATCAGCAGGAATTCCGCGTCGAAGACATCGGCGTCGGTGTCTTCGGCCGGGTGGTTCTCCTTCAGCACGTCCAGCGCGCGGATCTTGCGGATATCCAGGTCCTCGGTCAGCTCGAACGAGATTTTGTCCGCCCAGGTCATGGCCAGGCGCGTGCACTGCTTGCCGGACTGAATGTGCCGGCGCACGTCGTCGGCATCGATCGAGTGCTTGACATAGCGGATGGCCGCGCCGCTGGCGCCCGTGGCGCGCAACTCGGCGTCCTGATCGATGCTGAAGTTGGCCGGCGCTTCGTCCTCTGCCAGCCAGCCGGTCATGGCGGACGCCGGCGACATGGCGACATACAGGTTTTCGAGCGGGAAAGGTTCGATCGACTTGGCCAGCAGCCCGATGACCATGTCCGCCTTCGATGGCGTGCTGGTGTCGATGATCAGCCAGCGCTCGATCGGGTCGATCCACAGCCGGATATCGTCGTACTGCGTCAGCGCCGTGGGCAGCTTCTCGTCGATGATTCGCTCGCGGATCTCCTTCATCTGTTTGCGGCCCACCTTGTACCCCTGCTGCTCCTCGATTTCGAGTGCGCGCGCGGCCGTGGCCTGGTTGATGGCCTTGCCGGGGAGGAGCTTGGACTCGGCGCGCAGCGTCAGCAGCAGCTTGCCGCCCACGGCGTGCGCCAGCTCGGCATTCTCGCGCGGCGGCACCCAGCCGATTGACTCGCGCACCAGCTGGCCTGCCGGGACGTAAGCGTGGGCCGCCAGGTTCTCGATCAGGGCGTCGAGGTTCCAAAAGGGCTGGGCGGACGTGAGCCGGTAGATCTTGGCATTCTTGAACATGGCGGCGTCCCCTTATTCCGGCGCGGCCATGCGGCGGCGGGTGGTGCCCGCCGGACGCTGCTGCTGCTGCTGCTGCTGCTGCTGCTGCTGCTCAGCCTGCCGGGTCATGGCAATACGGCGTTCCTGGTAGATCTGGTGCAGGTTCGCGCGCACGCCCAGGTCGTTCACGCCATCGATGGAGTCGCTGGCCAGGTCCAGCACGTCCAGGGTCTTAGCGTTGACGATCTGGTGTTCGACCGCCGCAGGGTCCAAGCCCGGATCCTCGTCGGCGCCGGGCAGACTGCCCTGCTGGCCGCCGGCCAGTTCCGCCTGGGCGGCAGGGGCGGCCGATGCCGCAGCCTGCTCCGGGCTACCGGCCTCGGCTTGCGCCTTTGCGGGGGAGGTGTCGGTTTGCGACGCGGGCTCGCGCGCTTCCAGGTCCGTCGCGTCCGTGGGCGCAGGTTGGCGTTGCGTGGGCTGTGCATTGCCGCGGAGCTCTTCCACGTTCACGCTGATGGTGCCGTCCGGACCCGTCGATGCTTCGATGATGTCCTGCGCCTCTTCGACCGTCTGCAGGCCCATGAGGAGCTCCGGCGCGTAGAGCTTGCCGAAGAACGACGCAGTGCGGTACCGGAGCATGACTTCGTCCATGGTCTGCCACTTGCTGCCGTTCTTCGTGTACCAGCCTTCCAGCACCGCCATCTCGATCGACACCGCGGGTGACTCGATCACCTCGCCGGTTTCCTTCTCGATCGCCCAGGCCACGCACACCTTGTCGTTGATCTTGACCTTTTCGACCTTGGTGTGCCGCTGGTTGTTGTCCCAATACGTCGACTTGTATTCGACCTCGCGTTCGCCGCGGCTTTCGATGCGAAAGCGCAGGGGGGAGAAGCGGCCGCAGCCATTGATGGCCGCGATGATCCACTGCGATGACCAGGAGGGCCGGCCTTCTACGATGTAGAGGTTCTGCATGACCATCAGCGGATCGGCGCCCATGCGCTGCGCCATGTTCAGCGCGACAACCGAATTCGCCAGCGCGTTCGGGTTCTCGCGAGATTCCTTGACGTTGCCGTAGCGGTCCAGCTTTTCGATCGTCTGGCGATAGGCCACGGGCACCAGCGTGCTGCTGGAAAGCAGGCGCGCGGCGCGCTGCATAAGTTCGAAGCCCTGGAGACTGTTGAAGCCGGGGGCGATGGTGGGCATTTGCGATTCAGGCGTGGCGGCCCGCAGGCCTTGGACAGTGGTGGTCTGGGACATGGTTCAACCTTTGAATTTGCAGGTGGGGTGGCGCGGGCAGTACTTGCCCGAGCAGAGGACGGACTTGGGGTTGCCGTAGAAGCTGCCGCTGTGCACTAGGCGGGAGGCGTGCTGCAGGAGGCCGGGGCTGTCGTCGGTGCCGACAAGAGCGTCGCGCGCGCCGACGATCTCGCCAGTGCCGACGCGCTGCGCCGTGGCGGTCTTTCCGGTCTGCAGGCCGATGATCTGCGCGGGTGCGGTGATTTGTTCGCCGATGGCGTGCTGGGCGAGGATCTCGTAAACACCCATCTGCGGGCCGTGACCGGCGGTCGTGACCGCACCGTCAGCCCCGACGGCGCGGGCGCCGCTCTTGAGGTCAGCAATGCCCAGCGCGCCGTTGGCGGTGCGCCGGACGCGGTCCGTCGTACCCGTGAGCGCGATGCCCAGGTCGGAGATTTCCATGCGGTCGCAGGTAAGCTCCACCGCGACGTAGTCCTGGAGCGGAGCGATTTGCGCGCAGTAGCGCGTGTGGAGCGCCAGGCCAATGCGCTCGGCATCCTTCTGGCTCGCGTCGTCCCACTCGACCTCCTCGTCGGTGCCGTATAGGGACTTCACGAACTCGCTGGCGGCGTCGTCGGGGGTGATGGGGTTGCCGTCCAGCTTGGCCTGGTCGAAAGCGGCCGTGCCGGCGTGGATGGCCGTGCCCAGGCGCGCGGCTCCGGAGGAGGGCATCCGCATACCCAGCAGGTTCTTGGCTTCCCAGCGGGCGGGGCAGTCGAAGAGCTCGGCCAGGCTGGACGCACGGATCGGGATGATTCGTTGCATGGTGGGGACTCCGGGATCAGTTGGGGGCGTGCGCCGCGGAGGCGGCGTGCGCGGAGTGGGGTGCGGCGGCAAGAGCCGGGGGGGCGGAGCGCGCATCGAGCGTCGGACCAACAGTGCCGGTCCCGATCAACATCACCGCGCCAGCGGCCAACGCGGCGTATCCGGCAAGGTCCAGATCCCGGCCGTCGTGGCGGGCGCGACGCCAGAGGACGAGGATGCGACGGGCGCTCATGCGTGCCTCGCATAGTCGGAGTCCGGCACGATCACGACGTCGCCGCGGATCTGGTGAGGGATGCCGTGGGCGTCCTGGTACAGGCGCGTCGCAGCGGGATTGACGGGCAGGCCCTTGCTGATGCCGTCGTCATCGACCAGCATCACGTGCACGCGGTCGGCGAGGCGCACGGTGTTCAGCGCGTCGGCGCCGATCATCTGGCATACGTCCTGGATGGCATGAGGGCCGTGCAGCACGGTTTCGGCACCGTCGGCGCGGATCAGCTTGCGGATGGCCTTCATGCTCGGCTCCCTTGCTCGGCGTCGAGCGCGGCCTGGGCCATCTGCGCCAGCTCGTAGTCACGGTCCAGATAGCCGGTGGAGCCGCCGGCAATCTGCGCGAGCGCGCCGCGCAGCCGGCTGTTCGCCAGGCGCAGCTGCAGATTGCTCTTCTGCAGCGCCGCCTGGGTCACAAGCTTGGGCTGGTCGTGCTCGGCGGCGACATAGGGCCGGCCATCCAGCGCAGCCTCGGCGCGGCTGGCGATCCAGCGCAGGCGCCGCGTCTGCGACGAGCTGGCGCGCGCCGTGCGCATGATGTGATCCAGCGCGTCGCGCTGGAGGTCGTGGGTGCTCATAGCGGGCGGTTCTCCAAGGTGGCCGCGTCCGTGCGAATCTGCTCGCTCGGCAGGCAGTCGAAGGTGACGCGGGTTGTTAGCGGGAAGACGTCCAGGACGTCGAGGCATTCGGCCTGGGTGGTGAAGCGCTCGACCACCATGACGGGCTGGCGGTCGTCGCCGGGCGGCAAGAAGGCAAGCAGCACCCAGAGCGTGGCGGCGGTCATGCGGCGCTGCGGGGCGTGCCCAGCTGATAGATGGCGAGGGCTGCGGCAAGGCTCGAGTGCGCGGTGCTTGCGGCCGCCAGATCCTTGGCCTGGATCGCGCCCTGCAGCTCGGCCATCGCCGTGCTGAGGCCGTCGATCAGCTGCGCCACCTGGGATGCGCTGCTACGCTGGGCCGCGTCGTGCACGTCGACGACGGCACGCTCGGAGTACAGGCGGTAGCCGGTCAGGTCTTGCTGGATCGCGACGACGGCCGCGTTCCAACCCAGGTCGGCCGCGTCGGCCAGGTCGGTAATCTGGGCCTGCAGCACGCTGGCGCGCAGTTGGCCGGGGCGCAGTTGGGGCGCCTGCAGGGTCACCGGCAGCGCCGAGAAAGGGAGGGGGGAAACGCTCATTGTTCGCTCCAGGGGTCGGTGCGGCGGCGATGCGCCGCGAACACGTCGATGGCGCGGGCCATGACGAAGGCAAGGGGCAGGAAGAAGAGGGCGGCTGTGATCATTTGCGCGGCCTCTGGCGGCGCGCCTGGAGCCGGTCGCGGATTTCGAGGTACAGAGAGAGGGCGCCGACGATGAGGAAGCCCATCAATCGGCCTTTCCCGTGTTGCGCAACGACTGCTCGGTCAGAAGGCGGCGCGCGCGCAGCAGCAGTTCGGCCTGCAACTGCTGAACGCCATCGGCGCCGTCGCGCAGATCAAACGGCCACTTGCTGATTACCGACAGCGCGACGCCGGCCGCCGCTTTCGGGCTCAGGTCGCACTGGAGGGTTTCGATCCACCAATCCAGCTCTTCGCCGAACGCGGCGGCGGCGCGGCCCGCGAACAGGTCGCAGAGGACGCTGAGGATGTCGGCGTCGGTCGGCTCGGGGGCTGAGACGCGGACGATGGATTGGCCATCCGTGCTGGGGCTCGCCTGTGGCGTGCCGGAAATTGCGGGCGCTTCGCAAGTCGCAAGCATGTGTTCCCTCGCGTTGTTTGACCCGTAAATGGGTCGATGCGGGGATTCTCATCCCAAAAATGGGTTGTGTCAACCCGTAAACGGGTTGTTTGGGACAAGAAAAAGCCCCTGAGAGGGGCCGTTTGCTTTACTTCCGGTCAGAGAACGTTCTGAGGACCACTCTGGGCGCGGAGGGCGTGATAGATACGTAGTCAACTTGATCGGGTTTAGCGGGGGCCAGCACGATTTCTTCTGCGTTCCACGCGCCAGGTTTAATTTCGCCCGATATGCCGATTTCCTTCTGTTGGTACGTACTTGGATCAAAATTCTTGGAACCTGGTGCCGCGTTCGCCCACGTAACCTGTAGCTTCAAACCGGGAAATGTCGCGGAGGTCGCGTTCCCGATGTCGAGCTTGACCTTGACGCCGTTCGCGTAAGGGCTGACGTCCCTGACCGCAATCAGAACACTGCCAACGGGCATCTCAGCGACGCTATAACCTTTTTCCGTCACGGAGAGAATGGCTGTTTGTGGCGCGTCCTTGATGACGTCTTCCCATTGAAGGTTCACGACGTCCCCCTGCAATTTCAAGACGTCGGATGTCACTTTGGCATGTGCGGCCTCCAGTTGCTTGATGGTTTTGGCTTGTTCCGTGACGGCGGTCCTAAGCGATTGGAGTTCTGCCATTGTGTCGGCGTCGGTTTCACAGCCTGAAAGGCCGGCAGCCAGACAGAGAATTGCTGTTGCAGTAGCGATGCGTGTCATGGTTCGTCAATATCCCGATTTACTCGGCCGCACACTGAGTAAAACCTTGCCAGGTTACACAGCGCGTAGTGATTGGTTTGGCCGTCGCATCTTGCTCCGCCATTGAAGATCGCCATGCCGTCTCGCTCTGCCGTAGTCGGCTTTCCGCCTCAGAACGGTCGATCTTGCCAGCCTGGAACGCTTCCAGCGTGGTGATGTCAGAACTGGCCCATTGCATGCCCGCGACGTCCGTTCGGGAAACGGGCTCCTTCGCCAGCTGCGCGTACATCTCTTTGAGCTTGTCGATCCGGGAAAGCTCGCCGCGGTCTTCGCGGGTTGCCGCGTCCTTTTGCCATTGGGAGAACGTTGCCATTTTGCGGTCAGCAGGGGTAGGGGTTGCGGAACACCCGACCGTAACACCCAGCGCCAGACTCAAAACTAGGAAAAATCTTAATTTGCACATGTTTTGACCTATTTTGTTTCAGTGAGGCCAAATTTTTTTCCCGTTCGACCACACCAGGCGAATGCTAGGACGCACTAGCCCTCTTGGCACTAGCACTTTTGACAGCTGGCTGCTGGACCTGGAGGTACTTTTTCGCGTCAGCGAGTAGCAGCGCGCGGTACGTGTCGTCCAGTTGATGGAAAAGCTCCAGCAGCTCGGTATCTGCGGCGCTCAGCGAGGGCGCATTGCTGGCGGGCGCCGTACCTGCGAGTCTCGGCTTGTTCGCCGTGGAGACGTCCGGGATCAAGAACTGCCACGCCTCGAGGCCGAAGGCACGCGCGATCTGCTCGATGTTGCCGATGCCTGCGCTGCTCTCGGCATTGCGCATGCGCCCGATTGTGGACTTTGTGACGTGGCGCGATAGCCGGCTCTCCAACGTGACATTGGATAGGCCGGCTTCGGTCATCAATCGGTCGAGGTTAGCGCCAACGATTTCTGCGGCGGATTTTTTACCCATAAATGGAACTATGCCCCGGCTTCCGGACCATTTGCGGGTTGACTCAACCCAAATATGGGTTGAGAATGCGGCGCATGAACCAGCCGACATTTCTTTCCTCCGTGCTCGCGCGCCTGAGCGCCGTTCGATTTCCTGATCTCCCCCGCGTGGCAGAGGGATCTGGCGTACCGGAAAGCACCGTACGCAAGTTGAGGTACGGGGAGGTAAAGAATCCCCGCGTTCAGACTGTGCAGGCGCTGCACGACTACTTCGAGCGGAGCGAAGGGGCTGACGCCGGCCACGCAGAAGGCCAGCACGCGGCTCCTCCCGTCCAACCAACGAGGAGGGCGGGGCATGCGTGAATCAATAGACCCGACCACGGTTAGCCTGCGTCGCACGAAACTCGTCTGCCATCTTCTGCATGTTCTCGGCGCTCCGGTCAGGCTTCTCGGATCGGATCTTTCCATGCGTAGGGCATTCCAGCCAGAACCTGTATTGGTTCGGCTGGAGGTATGTTTTCTTGCGCTCGGCCACGCAATTTGCGCAAAGGTACACCGGGCCGCTGGCCGAATCGCGCGTGGACTTGTCGACATAGGCAATCGCACCCCCCTGGGTCTGCGTGCGCTCGTACTGTTCAAGGTCGCGGTCCCAAGCTTCAAGGTCGCCAACCTGGCGTTTGAGGTCGGTTATCTGTGCTTCCAGCGCCTGTTTCTCCTGAACCAGCGCCGCCTGTCTCTCTTGCAGAGCCAGGGCGGCGCTGGTGAGGTCGATGAGTCGTTCGTTCATGGCCAAGCGCGCCTCGTTCAGCTTGTTGCCGTCCCGCACGTCAATGGCGAGCTTGGCCAGGTCGAAGCTGCCACGAAGGGCGGACAGGGCGCCCGAAAGTTCCGCGATCATCAGAGTTCCCCCAACGTAGAAAAGGGTGGTGTAGGAGCCTCCGATTCTACGTTGCGTGGGAACCCCGTGCGGGGCGGGCGCCATGGCTGACAAGTTGCCGACTTCCGCACCTGAATCACCTGGCCGGCGTCGCCTGTTCCTGGGTCTTGTGCTGGTGCCCGTGGTCGGTAGCTCGCCGGCTTTGGCGCGCCAACTTGTCGCGCCCGCGGGCGCTGCGCCCATGGTGCTGGGCGTCGATCTGGCCGGTGGCGCCCATTTGCATGCCTCCGCCATCAGATTTTTCGACGCCGCCGGCCGCCTCCGCGTGGTCTTTGGTTCGTTCGACCACACCCCTTGATCTAAGTCCATGTCGGCATTCTGCCCGCCGCCGCGCGCCGGGCCCAGCCGAGCAACATCCGATAGGAATCCCATGAGCAACCCCGTCCTGCACTCCCTCGAGTCCCGCCCCTCCGAAACTTCCGCCGCCGGCAAATGCACGGAGCGCCTGGACATTCCGTGCACCAGCGACCTGTACGACGCCATCGCAGCGCTCGCGACGATGAGCGGGAAGACCAAGGCCGAATATGCCCGCGCCGTTCTGGAGCAGCACGCGTTCGGCGCGCTGGGCTACGTGCGCGCACGCGCAAATCCGGTGGGTTGACGTTATGCCAACTTCACTATCGACGTACTGGCCACTCGTTCGTCACGCTGATCCAGGCATCGTCAATTTCGAAAGATTGGTTCTGAATCTCGTTGGCAATGTCTTCAAACGCGTCTTCGGAGTCGGGATCGTTCAACGCCATCAGCCTCTCGACGTCATTGGCGGTGGCGTCATACATCGACTGAACGGCGCTTCGTACACGCGCGGCAGCTCGAACGCGCGAACCACTGCCCAGCTCATGCAATGGCATAGCATCGAAGGCCTGAAGTGCGGCGCGCACATTGTTTTTCAGGTCGAGTTCCCACTGCATTCGCAGATAGAACATGTCTTTCGCAATGCAATCTTCAAACCTTGCGCCAAAGTGTCGAAGCAGCGTGATGACAGCGAGGTGGGCCTGTTCTCGGTCTTCCCGCTCGCGCACCCTGGATTCTTCAAACAGTTGGCGAGCGTGTTTTGTTTGCTGAGCACCAACGAAAAAAGCGCCAAGAATCGCGCCAATAGAACCAATTGCTTGCACCCAACTTGCCGCATCAGCGCTGGTGCTGGGTGCAAACGCTGCTGCCTTTGTCTGAAACAGCACGCTCATCAAGCCTACGGCGAGCAGAAAGCCGCAAGAGGCAAGCGCAGCCGCGCCAGCAATGTACTTGGCGTACTTCATGTGTCCTCTCCTATGTCGCGGCGTCATATTAGCGCGGCAGAGGAGGGTGCATGACCTGGTCCGAGAGTTCCATTGCCCGCGCGTTGGTGCAGCAGACCTTCAACCGGAAGTATCTGGTGGTCGTGCCGAACTGCAACTGGACGGGCCACGAATGTGACCTGCTGGTGGTGACGGAAAACCTGCGCATCATCGACGTCGAAATCAAGATCAGCCGTTCAGACTTGAAAGCCGACGCCAGGAAGGAAAAGTGGTGGCACCGCGAACACCTCGGCTACTGGCCTACCGTGTCGGAGCTGCGCCATGACCCGAGGGCGAACGAGTTGCGTCTCGAGCGCGAATACCGGCACAGCCGATATAAGAGCACGCCCAAGGACTGGCCGTCCAAGGTCTGGAAGCACTACTACGCGCTGCCCAAGGAGATCTGGCATCCAGATCTACTCGCGGCGCTGCCTAGCGCACAGAGCGGTGTTCTGCTGCTTGACGGCGAGGGCTATCCTCGCCCGGTCGGCGACTCTATGCGCGTGGACTGCGTGCGCCGCGCCACGGCGAACAGAGACGCCACGCGGATCAGCCCGGCCGCCGCCGTGGATATCGCGCGCCTGGCCAGCCTGCGCATGTGGGATGCCTACGCGCGCCTCGAGAAAATGGAGGAGGCCGCGTAATGCCCAATTTTAGGCGCCGTCGTCCTTCAACAGGTTTCGAACCGCATCGCGTGCTTCCTCGCGCGCGACAGCCTCGGAGTGGGCCCACTCTTCGCACGTTTTGTGTCCCTTGCCCGGGACGCTCACGTACCAGTCCCAGTATCGGCGGCCTATTTTTCGAAGGGAAATATACCGGTCCAGGTCGGTGTCATTGCTCATTTTTGGTACCTCGATTGGCTAGTTGGCAGATCCATAGTTTGCCGTCACGACCTGAATTCTGGCGAGTAACACATGACTGATTTCCAACAGTTGCCCGCGCCCCTGACACCACCGGACAGTGATCTTCGCGACTTCGCCTTCATGCCCCTGGACGTGGCGCGCTTGCGCGACAGTGACCTCGCGATCCAGGTAGGCGCAGAAGAATTTCGGGCGGCCGTCCTGTTGTGGTGCGCGGCTTGGCACCAAGTGCCGGCAGCGAGTCTGCCCGACGACGACAAGACCTTGGCCGCGTTGGCCGGCTATGGCCGCGTCGTGGCCGAATGGCGCAAGCACCGAGAGGGTGCGCTGTACGGATGGGTGAAATGCGACGACGGCCGCCTGTACCACCCAGTTGTGGCGGAGAAGGCGCGCGATGCGTGGCAGGCAAAGCACAAGCACGCCCACGACAAGCTGGTAGATCGCGTCCGGAAAGCCAACAAGCAGCGCGAACAGCAGCAGCTCCCGCTTTGGGTTGTTCCGTCGCTCGAAGACTGGATTGCCGCCGGCTTTCCGATGGAAAGCCAACTGTTTCCGGCGGAAAGTGCTGGCGATTCCAGTGGAAAGAAGCCGAAAGCGCGAAAGTTCTCCGCAGGAAGTCCAGAGGAAAACCCTCTTAAGGGAGAGGGACAGGGAGAAGGATATAAAAAAGATATAGCGTCAGCGGCGTCTCTCGCGGGCGCGCACGTACGCGAGGGCGAGGCCCCGCCGCCGCAGCTGGCCGGGAAGACTGCCGAGGAACAGGCCATGGCGATCGCCGTCTGGATCCGGCGCCAGGAAATGGCTCGCGGCAAGCAGCCCCGCGGCACGCAGAGCAATGACCCGCGCATTACCGCCTGGACCGCTGCTGGCGTGTCCGGCGAACAGCTGGCCGAGGCCTACGCCCTGGCCGTGGCCGATCGCGCCGCGACTGGGGACGCCGGGCCCATCACTGCCGGCTTTCTGGACATCTTCGTCGCCAAGGTGCTGAACCCGCCCACGGCGGGCAGCAAGGTCGACGCCAAGCGCGCAGCTGCAGCCAAGGCGGCTGACCAGCAGGCATGGGTCACCAGCGCGCAGGGCATCACCGACCGCGGCGCGGAGCTGGGGATTTTCCAAGCCGAGGGCGAGGAGTTCTGGCGGTTCAAGGCCCGGGTCATCGACGCGGCGGGCCTGACCGACCAAGACAAAGCCCGACTGCGCGCGGATTACGGGGTGCACCTATGACCGCGGCCGTGCAGTGCGTCTACTGCGATCGCTTCACGCTGCGCGACAACGCCAAGTTCGCGGCTGTCGGACTGGGGCGCTGCGCCAGCATGACCGACCGCCCGGGCACCTTCGTCAGCCCGCTGTATCGCCGCGTGTGCGGCAACTTTCAACCTGCGCCGGAGGCCAAGGCCACGGCGCGCATCGAATGGCTGCGCGACCTGCGCAGCGAGGGAGCCTGATGCCCACCCAATCCCACAGCCTGGTGCTGCCGTATCCGATCAGCGCCAACCGCTACTGGCAGAGCCGCACAGTCGCCCCGCGTGGCGGTGGCAAGCCTTTCACGACGACCTACGTCACCAAGGAGGCCCTGGCCTACCGCGAGGAGGTGGCACAGCGTGCCAAGGCGTGCGGCATTCGCCAGCCGATCATCGGTCGCGTGCGCGTTGACTTCGTGCTGTACCCGAACCGTCCTCAGGACTGGAAGACGCGCCAGCGCAAGATGGGCGCGTCCTGGGACGATTCCGTGCAGTGCCTGGACCTGGACAACACGCAGAAGGTGGTCATGGACAGCCTCAAGGACGTGGTGTTCCAGGATGACGCATGGGTGCGCGAAATCAACGCTCGCCGCGCCGAACCCGACGAGCACGGCGGCAGGCTGGAGGTGACCGTCACCGCGCTGCTGACCTACGACCCGCAATCGGTCCTGTTCGGCGTGGAGGCCCAAGCATGAGCACCAGCGAACGAAACGCCGAAATCATGCTCCGACGCCTGGCCGGCGAACGTCCCACCGACCTGGCGATCGAGTTCGGCGTGTCGCCCGAGCGCATCTGGCAAATCGTCCAGGCCGAGCAGCGCCGCCAGCGCGGGGAACCGCCGAAATCGCGCCGGCGAACCACGGGCCCGGGCCAGGCCCACGTACATCCGGCAATCCGCCCGCGGCTGCGACTGTGGCCCGATCGCCCGCCCGGCACGGAATGGTGGGAGTGCGCCGGCGACATGCGCATTGGCGTCGGGGCGACGAAGCCGGAGGCATACGCGCGGTGGCTGGGGAAGAAATCCAGCACTGCGGCCGAAGAGCCTGCCGCCAGCACCACCACCCCAGAACCTGAGCCAATGGCGCCGGCGCTTACCCCCGTGCACGCCAGCCAGGTGCATGTGCTGCCCGGCGTTGCCGGCCGCAAGCCGCTGCGCATGGCCGCAACCCTTGGCCTGAACGCGGAGCGCATCGGCGCCCAGCCGCGCATGCACTCGATGCACGGCGGCAGTCGCGCGCGCACTGGCGGATTCCATGACCAGGACTGATCAGCCCGCCGGCTTGGCCGGTGCCCAGAATTTTCCCGATTGCCAGGAGCGCACAGTGTCCGAACCGCTTTTCAAGGGTGCCCACCAGGCGCTCACCTACGCCTTCAACTACTCCAACGGCACGCTGGACAGGCCCGCCATGGTGAAGATGGCAGACCGCACGCCGCGTACTGGCCGCGGCCTGGCCGGCGTTGATGGCGCGGCGCAGGCCGGATTCATCCTGCGCGAGCTGCAGGCGCTTACGCCGCTGCACCAGCGCATCCTGGAGGCGCGATTCCTCCCGCAGACCACGCCATGCCCGTGCTGCCGCAGTTCCGTCTGGGATCAGGACTGGTTCGCCGCAGTGCGCGCGGTGTCGGATGGCGTCATGGGAAGCGGCGTTCTGTCCGGGCACATCGTGAACCGTGCGGTGCGCGACGGCATCGTCGCCCGCTACTTCGCCGAGAAAGGCAACCGCAGCCGCGTGCTGCTGAAAGATCTGGCCATTCACGCGGGCATCAGCGATCGGACTGTGACCGACCAGAACGGAAAAATCACGATCTGGCTGCGCGGTGCGCGGATCGTGCGCAAGGGCTCCGGGGTCGTGGAAGAAGGAAAAAAAGGGGAGGAGGCCCGAGCCATGGAGCTGATCGAATCGGTGCTGCGTGGTGCTGGGATTGTGGGGGAGTTGGAGGCCGCCGCTTGACTTCTGAGAATTGAACCCGCAGAATTGGCTCCATTCTGTCACTGGTCATCAGTGCGTCTGAGAACCCCGCCGGGAAACCGAGCGGGGTTTTTCATTTACCTATCGCCTCTATCAACAGCCTGACAATGCAGTACAAGGCCGTGACCGTGGCAAGCAGTATTGGCAAGACGATCTCGCAGAAGTGCCAATCGAGTTTGAAGTGTCGAAGTACGACACGCAAAGCGAGAGGTCCTGAAACCTGCGTTGGAATGCGGTATTTGATTCTGCCGTTGGGCGGTATGGCTTCTTCCTCTGACCTTCCGTTTCGGTCAACCGTCCGCGTCCACCGAATAGACGCAAAGCCGTGGCGCAATTCATAGGTTGTGAGGCGGCCATCGATGGTGGCATTCGCGTCGGCCTGTGGGGCAGGTGATATTTCAAAGTTCACACCCGATTTCCCGGTTTCTCGCCAGCGCCGGAACTCCGCAAGAATCAGAGTCTCCACTTCCACGATGAGGATGTCTTTCCATGTGGCATTCCAGGCCGACATCAGGGTTTTAACGTCAGGGTCATTTAGAAACCGAAGTATTAGGTAGCCGAGGACGATTACCGATACTCCCCAGATTCTGATTGGTTCGACGTTCGAGAGGTCTAGGCCCAGAAATTTGCTTCCCTCCAGCGGGATGCCGAGCGCGCCAATACCCAATACCCCTGCGCAATACACCACCAAGTTTCGACGGGTTTTTCCGCGTTCGTCTGACACAATTTTTCCTATTACTGGTCCAAACGGTCAGTAGTACAGCACAGAATCTAATCCCATGGCCCACAAGAAGTCCCCCGCACCCAAGCCGGCGCGGAAGACGCCTGCGCGCTCGAAACGTGCGCTGTCGACCGCCGCCCGCCGCGTGGTGTCTGCGGATACCGCCCTGACGCCGCAGCAGCGTCGGTTCGTGGATGAGCTCGCCGCCGGTGGCTTCCTGAACCAGACCAAGGCGTATGAGGCGGCCTACAAGGCGAAAGGCGCGGCGGCGGTAAGTGGCGCGTCGCGGCTGCTAGCGCAGGCTAATGTGGCTGCGGCGGTCCAGGCCATGCGCGACAAGCTGTCGGAAAAGCTGGAGGTGAAGGCGGAGCGCGTGCTGGCCGAGTGGGTGGCGATGGGCTTCTACGACCCGGCCGACCTGGTGGTGACCGATCCGACGACGGGCGAGGTGCGCGACATCACGAGCCCGCGGGATCTGAAACTGCTGCCGGAGCAGGTCCGCCGCTGCATCATCGGCTGGAGCTGGGACCGCAACAGCAACTTCACGCTCAAGCTCGCGCCCAAGACGCCCAATCTGGAGCTGATCGGTCGGCACCTGGGCATGTTCGTCGAGCGCAAGGAAGTGCGGCTGGGCGAGCTGGACAAGAAATCGGACGCCGAGCTGGACCAAGCCATCGCCCAGGCAGCTGCCGAGATTGCTGCGGCCGAAGGCGTCCCTGTCGAAACTGTCCTCGCCCAGCTGCGCGCTGCTGGCGCCGGGGCCACGATGCACTGATGACCAATCCGCGTTTGATGCTGGCCAGGGCGCTGCAGGAGCGAGCCTGGCGCGCCAAGCGCAACCGGCTGAAGTACTACCGCCCCTACGAGAAGCAGAGGGAGTTCCACGCACAAGGCGCCGCATACCGCGAGCGCCTTTTTTCTGCCGGCAACCAGCTGGGCAAGACTTATTCGGGCGCCTACGAGACGGCCATGCACCTGACCGGGCGCTATCCGGACTGGTGGGAAGGCAAGGTATTCCAGCGGCCGACCGCTGGCTGGGCGGCCTCGGTGTCCTCTGCACTGACCCGCGACGGCATGCAGCGTCTGCTGCTGGGCCGCCCTGGCGTGGACAGTGATCGAGGCACCGGCGCCATCCCGGCGGACGCGATCAAGGAGACAGCGCCGCTGGCCGGCGTGCCGGGCGCGGTGTCCATGATCGTGGTGCGCCATGGAGGCGGCGGTGACGTTCAGGCCGGCGAGAGCGTGCTGGGCTTCCGGAACTACGAGCAGGGGCGGGAAAAGTTCCAGGCGGAGACGCTGGATTTCGTCTGGCTCGATGAGGAGCCACCGCACGACATCTACATGGAGGCCATCACCCGGACCAACACGACGTTGGGCCCGGTGTACATGACCTTCACGCCCCTGATGGGCATGTCGGCGACGGTGAAGCGGTTCCTGATCGACAAGCACACCGGCACGGTCGTGGTGTTCATGGGTATCTACGATGCCGAGCACTACACCCGTGAGCAGGCCGATGCGATCCTGGCCAGCTACCCGGAGCATGAGCGCGAGGCGCGCGCGTATGGCAGGCCCGTGCTGGGCTCCGGTGCAGTCTTTCCGGTGCCGGAATCCAGCATCGTGGTGCCGCCATTCAACATCCCGGACAGCTGGCCGCGCATCTGCGGCCTGGATCTGGGATGGGATCACCCGACTGCCGCGGCCTGGCTGGCCCACAACCAGGACGCGGACATCGTCTACGTGTACGACGTGTACGCGGCCAAGAAACAGCCGGTATCCGTACATGCCAGCGCCATCAAGGGCCGTGGAAGCTGGATCCCGGTGGCCTGGCCGCACGACGCCCTGCAGGCGCAGAAGGACACCGGAACACCGATGCGCGACGCATACATCGCCGAGGGTGTGGCAATGCTGCCCGAGCGCACACAGTTTGAGGACGGCTCCAACGGGGTTGAGGCCGGCATCCAGATCATCCTCAACCGGATGGTTACAGGCCGGTTCAAGGTGTTTTCCCACCTGGAGCTGTGGCTATCCGAGTACCGCACCTATCACCGCAAGGACGGCGCCATCGTGAAGATCGATGACGACGTCATTTCCGCATCGCGCTACGGCGTGATGTCCCTCCGCTACGCACGCGACAACGTGCCCATCAATTTCAAACGACACCGGGACAACTGGCGCGCATGAACACTTCCGTTACCGGCTTCCGCCTCCTCGATGGCGATGACGGCGCGACCGCGCACGCCCGCGACCAGGCGCCGGCCGAGCCGGGCGCGCTGTCGGTCACCCAGCTGGAGCGCTGGCTGGAGGAAATCCGCGATCAGCCGTCCTGGCGCCGCGAGGCTGACAAGGCCTGTGACTACTACGATGGGAACCAGCTGGACGCCGACACGCTCGCGCGGCTGGAAGATAAAGGCCTCGGCCCGCTGGTGACGAACCTGATCCAACCGACCGTCAACGCGGTGCTGGGCATGGAGGCCAAGACGCGCACCGATTGGCGCGTCGGCGGGGACGATGACAAGTACCAGGACGTCGCCGAGGCGCTGTCCGCCAAAATGCACGAAACCGAGCGCGAGACGCAGGCGGACACCGCCACGTCTGAGGCATACGCCGGGCAAATCAAGGCAGGCCTGGGCGTGGTTGAAGTGTCCAGGGACAGCAACCCCTTCAACTATCCATACCGCGTCACTAGCGTGCACCGGTCGGAGATGTTCTGGGACTGGCGCAGCAAGGCACTGGACTGGAGCGATGCGCGGTACGTGGTGCGCAAGAAACGGTACGACGCCGACCATATCGCCTCGTTCTTCCCGCAGCATCGGGAAATGATCCTGGCCGCGGCCAACTGGAGGGATTGGGCGGACTACCTGACCAGCGAGTCGCGGGCGTCCGCCGACTTCTTCAACGATGCGCTACAAGGCACCCGCACGACCTGGGATGACCTGGATTGGCGCGACATCGACCGGCGCGTTGTGACGTGCTTCGAAGTCTGGTACCGGGTCTGGGTGCGGGGCCTGGTGCTGTCACTGCCCGGCGGCCGGACACTGGAGTTCAACGACAAGAACCAGGTGCACCGCGCACTGGTCGCGTCGGGTGCGGTGCAGCCCAAGCTGGCGGTCTACGACAAGATCCGCACGGCGTTCTACATCGGCCCCATCCGAGTGCTGGACCGCGGCACCAACCGGCGTAGGTTCCCGTATGTACCGTTCTTTGGGTACCGGGAAGACCTGACGGGCGTGCCCTATGGCCTCATCCGCGCCATGATTTCGCCGCAGGACGAGGTCAATGCACGCTCCGCGAAGATGATGTGGTTGCTCAGTAGCCGGCGCGCCACGGTCGACTCCGATGCCTTCGACCCGAAATACAACTCGGTGTCGGACGTGAGCCGGGAGCTGGGTCGTGCGGATGCATTTGTGGTCATGAACCCGGGCCGCGTGAACAAGCTGGGCGCCATCTCCGTCGACGACAACCAGCAACTATCCCAGCAGCAGTTCCAGATCATGCAGGAGCGCAAGCAGGCCATCCAGGAAGCTGCTGGCGTGTACGCCGCCATGATGGGTCAGCAGTCCAATGCCAGCTCCGGCCTGGCCATCCAGTCGCTGGTGGAGCAGGGCGTCACGACCCTGGCCAAGATCAATGACCACTACCGCATCGCGCGCCGCGGCGTGGGCAATGCGCTGCTGGACCTCATCAAAGAGGACATGACCGATCAGGCCGAGATCCTGGTGGACAACGGCACGGTCAAGCGCCGAGTGATCGTGAACATTCCCCGCAAGGATCCGGTTACCGGTCAGGCCTACAAGGAGAACGACGTTCAGACGGCGCCGGTAAAGGTTGCCCTGACGGATGTTCCCAGCACGCCCACCTATCGCGCCCAGCAGTTCGCCGCCTTCGCCGAAATCCTCAAGTCCATGCCACCCAACATGCAGGGGCTGCTGATTCCGTTCGCGCTGGAAATGTCCGACTTCGGCAAGCGCAAGGAAATGGCGGAGTTCCTGCGGTCGCAGCTGGGGATCCAGGCCGATCCCAACTCGCCGGAGGCGCAGGCTGCCAAGGCGCAGGCGAACGAGGCGGCCCAGGCACAGATGCAGACCGCGATGGCGGATGCGCAATCCAAGATCGCCGAGCGCGAGGCGCGCACGCAGAAGCTGCTGGCCGAGGCCGAGAAGATCCGCCAGGAGGCCAGCGATGCCGGCGACACCGACACGGTGGGCCAGGTGGATGGTGCGCTGGCGCAGTACCAGCAGGAATTGCAGAAGCTGCGGCAGCAGCTGGCCGACCGCGCCACCGAATGGCAGACCCGCCTGCAGCAAACCGCCATGCACGAAGAGGCCGAAACGGTCCGGGCGCGCATCCGCGCCGAAGCGGCGACCGGCGGCGCGCAGCTGCAGGAGCGATTCACTCAACTGACCGACGAGGTCGACCAGGTCCTGTCCCGCCTTGGCGGCCAGCAGGTAGCGGCCGCGTAGCGTCACACAGATTCCCCGCCCTGGGACACGGGCAACCCGCAAGCCCCCATCGAGCAATCGCTGGGGGCTTTTTCGTTTCCACCCACGGACCTATCCGAAAACTAGGAGCAGGAAGAGATGAGCACGGAGAACACGACGGAATCCCCCATCGCCAACCTCAATGAGGTTTTGCGCGACCCCCTCAGCATGTCGGACGAGGCTCTGGCCGCGCTGATCGGTGGGCAGGAAGCCACCATCGGCGCCGACGACACCACGACCGAAGGAGCCGCCGCGGACACCGCGGCCGGCGCCAACCCCAAGGGCGATACCAGCGGTGCAGCGCCCGGCACCGGTGAGGAAGGGACGAAGGCGCCAGCCGTTGGCGCCGAAGGCGAGCAGCTCGAATCCGTTGTGCTGACGAAGGACGGTAAGCACGCCATTCCGTACCAGGTGCTGCAGCAGGAGCGCGAACGCGCGGTCCGGGCTGAGCAGATGGTTCGGGAGCTGACGTCCAAGCTGGAACTGGACCAGGCCGCGGCCCAACTGGGCAAGGCCACCAAGTCGGCCGATCTTTCCACGATCGTTGACGAGCAGCTGCTGGAGCAGCTGCGCGAAGAAGCCCCCGACGTCGCCGCCCGGATGGACAACCTGATCGCTATGGTCACTGACCTGCGCGGCCAGGTGGACGCCGGACGGCCGGCGGCCGAGCAGGCCGAGGCCGCGCGGCGCGAACAGCAGGTCCAGGCCATCGTGTCCGTCGAGGACACCATCCAGGCAAACCAGAAACTCGCCCACCTCCGTATCACTGACCCGGCCGCGTTCAACGAGGTTGCCGACATCGACTCCATGCTGCGCAGCCGCGCGGCGTGGAAGGACAAGCCGCTCGCTGAGCGGTTCGATGCGGCCCTCCGAATGTACGAAGCCGAACGTGGCACGATCGAGCTGCCCGGCCAGGCCAAGGCCGTGGCCGGACAGCAGCCAGCCGATCAAGCCGCGCGCGTTGCGCAAGCCGTCGCCAAGGCGCAGGCGACCGCATCGGGTCCTTCCACGCTTTCCGATATTCCTGGCGGCCAGCCGGCCGCTAGTTCCCAGGCCGACGCCATGACGGCGCTGTCGGGCAGTGCCCTGACGGACCACTTCATGAATATGTCGCCGGATGAAATCGAAGCGCAGCTGGCGCGCCTCTCTTCGTAATCCTCACGAACTGGAGGCTATATGTCCCAAACTACTGTTCCCGTTGGCTCGCCGCTCGCGCGCAAGGTTTTTGGCGCGGCGCTGTTCGCCAACACTCAACGTCAGCCTTCGCTGATGAACAACCTGACCGGGGCGGCGCCGAAGCAATCGGCTGCCGAGGCGAAGCTGAAAGGCCAGACCAGCCCGGATATGCCCCTGGTCCGCGTGACCGACCTGACGAAGTCCCAGGGCGACCAGGTCAGCGTTGACCTCATCAACCAGACCGGCGGCAAGCCGATCATGGGCGACAAGCAGGCTGAGGGCAAAGGCGAGCCCCTGAATATGTCCAGCATGGACATCCGCATCGACCTGGCCACCAAGGTGGTCGACGCCGGCGGCAAGATGACCCAGCAGCGCACCGTGCATAACCTGCGCGGCCTGGCGATGGCGAACCTGCAGGGCTGGTTCCGCCGCTTCAACGACCAGTCCACCATCGTGCACCTGGCTGGTACCCGCGGCTCCCAGGTCGGTACCGACTGGGTGGTGCCCATGGCATCCGATCCCGATTTCGCCGAAATCATGATCAACCCCGTCAAGGCGCCGACCTTCAACCGCCACTGGGTCGCCGACGGCACGTCGCTGGTGCAGGGCGGCCAGGCGCTGAACGCGATCGACACCACCGACACGTTCAAGCTGGAACACCTGGACCACCTGGGCGCGATCATCGACGACATGGAGTTCAAGCTCCAGCCGATCAAGATCGCGGGCGATGCCGCTGCCGATGACGAGCCGCTGTACCTGCTGCTGGTCACCAACCGCATGTGGCAGAGCATCCTGACCAACACGGCGGCCAACAGCCTGCAGTGGCGCACCTTCCTCCAGAATGCCTGGAACCGCGCCTCGTCGTTCACTGGCCCGAAGAAGCACCCGTTGTTCACGGGGGAAGCCGGTATCTGGCACAACATCCTGGTGCGCAAGATGGACCGCGCCATCCGCCTGAACCCGGGCGATTCGGTCCAGTACTGCACGCAGGCCGGCCAGGCCACCGCGGCCCAGGCCGACGTCACCATCCCGACGCTGCAACCGGGATTCGCCGTCGACCGCGGCATGCTGCTGGGCGCGCAGGCGCTGGCCCACGTCTACGGCAAGAACCAGGGCTCCGACACCTACGCCAACTGGATGGAGAACCGCTACAACTTCGAGCGCAATCTCGAGGTCGCGGGCGAAGTCATGTGCGGCAAGGCGAAGCTCCGCTTCTCGGTGCCGGACGCGCGCGGCAACAAGATCCCGACGGACCACGGCGTGATCGCCCTGGATACCGCCGTCAACCTCAACACCTGATCGGCGGCGGGCGGCCGTGGGCCGCCTGCTGTCGGTGGAACTGGAGAAATTCATGGATCGCTACTCTCCCGACTACAACTCGAAGCCCCTGCACACGCAGGCCTTCGGCAATGCCTGGGTGGAAACCTACGGCTATCGCGGCGCTGCCGCGGCCGGCGACAAGGTCTATCTGGGCGTCATCCCGGCTGGCGTGGTGGTGACGGCGCTGCGCCTGATCGCCGATGCCGCCGGCGCCGGCGTCAAGGTGGATATCGGCTTCGAACCCTACGACGCGTCCGCGGGCCCCGTGGCCGACCTGGACGTCTGGCTCGCCGGTGCCGATATCGCCACCGCCGGCATCGTAGATTCCAAGGCCCATCCCATCTCCTTCAAGCAGCCTGTCAAGCTGGTGGCGACGGTCAGCGGCGCAGCCTTCACGGGCACGCCGCAGATCACGGCACTGGTCAACGGCCAAATGGTGGGCGTCGCCTAATCCTTTCGGGGCTGTCTCGCCGCCTGGTGCGGCGTTCAGGGGCTGGGTGGGTAACCGCCTGGCCCCATTTTTTTGGGAGTTTCCATGGAGCAAAGCAATCTCATCCCGGTCATGTACATCGGGAAGAAGGAACGGAAGACGGACACAGTGGCCGGCACCGGCCTGGAGTGGCTTGCCAACCAAATCCATTTCGTCCCGCCGCTGATCGCCAGCAAGTTGATCCGATACCCCGACGTTTGGCGCGAAGCCTGGGACGAGGCAGAAGAAGACCCGGGCCGCGTCGGCCTGGTGGTGACCGACCCGCAAACTGGCACGGCCGCCGGGCAAGGGACCGAGCAGTCCCAGATCCCGCCGTTCAACATGCCGAATCTGCAGGGCATGAAGAAGGAAGACCTGGTGGCGTTTTCCCTCGGCCAGTTCAATCACCAGCTGGACAACGGCCTCAAGAAGGACGAAATGATCCAGCAGATTGTCAGCCTGGCCAACTCGCGCGCGGCTGGCGAGCCGAGCTAAATGGCGACCCTGGCAGATTTCGAACGGTTCGTCTTGCCGTTCGTCGAGGGCGCGCCGGCGCCTGCGGTAGATGACGCGATCGTCGATGCTGCAGTCGAGTTCTGCACGCGCACGCGCCTGCTGCGAACCTTCCTTGATCCGGTGACGTTGGTGCCGGGCACGACCGAGTACGAGCTGGACGCGCCCGAGGCCGACACGCAGATCGTGGGTGTGATGGCCGCCTGGCTGCCAGAGGGTTCGCTGACTTCCGCGACGCGCCCGGAGCTGGAGGAAGTGTTCCCGGACGGATGGGCCTGGCGCCAGGTCGGAACGACAGCTGAAATCTCCCGGTTCTACTGCCGCCTCCCAGGGATCATCCAGCTGGTGCCATCTCTGACCGTCAAGGCGCCGCGAGCGCTGCGCCTGGAGGTGGCCTATGCGCCCACGCGCACCGCCAGGGAGCTGGCCGACGTGCTGCTGAACTTCTACGCCGAACACCTGGCGAACGGCGCGCTGGCGCGCCTGCATCAGCACAAGGCGGGGTATGCGGACGCGGGCAGGGCCGGAGGATATCTCGCCGACTTTGACCGGGCCTGCAACGTGCTGGCCGACGACGGCGCGCGCGGCTTCGTCAAGCGGAAAATGCGTACTGGTGGAGACGAGTTCCGATGAAGGTATCAGAAGTGCTGGACCGGGCGCGCACCATCCTGCAGGACAACGCCGCCGTGTATTGGGAAGCGGCTGAGCTGCCCATGTGGCTGAGCGATGGCCGCCTCGAAGCGTACCGGCTGCGGCCGGACATCTACGAGGTGACCGAGGATTTCGCCTGCGCCGAGGGCTACCGTCAGCAGTTGCCGGGTGGTGCCCGCTTGCTGTTTGACGTTCCCCGCAACGTGTCAGCGCCGCGCCAGCGCGCAATCACCGTGACGGACGCCGGCGCGCTGGCACGTGTGCGGCCGAACTGGCGCAGCCAGGCCAAGGCGATGGAGGTCCGCCACTTCCTCTATGACGAGCGCAGCCCCGGGCAGTTCGACGTCTATCCGCCCGCGCGCGCCGGCGTCGTGGTCGAGGTGTCCTATGCGAAGCGTCCCGCCCCTGTCACGCAGGATCAGGGCAATGTCGAACTGGTGGAAGAGGGCGAGTACGCGCCGGCCCTGGTCGACTACGTCCTGTATCGGGCCTTCCTGAAAGAGGCCGACACGGTCCCTGCGTTCCACCAGCGCGCCGCCCAGCACCTGGCTGCGTGCCAGGCCACCTTGACCGGCGACGTCACTGCGAAGGCAATGACGAGCCCCAACGAACAGAAATAGCTATGGCCGCGACCAAGATTCGGCTGGTACAGGGCGACACCGCGCCCGATCTCATCCTGTCGCTCACGGATGAGCGGACCGGCTTGCCGATTGACGTCTCTGGCGTCGGCACGTCGGTGCAGGTTCTGTTCCGCGAGGTCGGTGGTGAGCAGGTGAAGGCATCGATGCACGCGTATCCCATCGCGGGATACCAGAATCCGGAGACGCAGGAAATCGAATTCACGCCACCATACACGGTACCCGGCCGGGGCGGACGCGTGGTGATGCAGTGGTCGCAGACCGCGCTGGACACGGCAGGCGAGTTTGAGGCCGAGGTCGAAACGCGGTTCCCTGATGGCCGCATCCAGACCGCATTCGGCATTTTGAAATTCCAGGTTCGTGACCAGTTCTAAGAGATCCACGGGCGGGGTGCACGTCGAACGGGAAATCGTGCGGCCAACCGCCCGTGTCGAAGTGCCCGGCATCGACTTCAGGCAATCCTATGCCGACGGCTACGTGCAGCCCATGTATGTGGGAGAGCCATTCCTGCTGAGTGCATTCATACAGGCGCTGCCGCAATGGGTGGCGGTGCAGGTTCAGGCGTCGCTGGACGCCCGCGGCATGAATCCGGTGCTGCTTGATGCGGCTGCAGCGCAAGAGGTGTTCTCGCTGATCCGGACAGCGCTGTTGACCGACCTGGCCTCAGCGCAGGATTCCATCGCCTTGGGACAGATGGTCGAGTGGCTGGACGCGGCGGGTGCTGTGGACGCATTTTCCGTCGGCAGCGCCGCTTCGGTGCTGTCTTCCGCAACGGCCCTGGAGAGTGTCGTCTTCGGCTACCCCCAGGTGGATACGGGCGTGAGCATCGATTCCCTCACAGCAACGGTGCAGGTCGAGCTGCGCGACGCGGCCGCGGCAGTGGACCCTTTGGCATTGCGTCTATCCAGGTCATTCCTGGACAGCTCCGCGGCGGCGGACGATGTATCCCTTCATAAGCAGACCTACGCCACGGGCTACGTTGAAAGCCCATACGTCGGCGAACTCATCACTTTTTAGGAAACAAGACCTATGAAAGATCAGGCTCAGCAGCGAAGCGTGGCCGGCGCGCTTGGTCGTCTCGAAATTATTGCCCATCGCGGCAAAACCGGCGTTGTGGAACGCTTCATCGTGGACAACATTTGGGTCGATGGTGGCCTGGGCTACATCGCCGCCCGGTGTGCGGGCGAAGCTGTTCCCCCGATTTCCCATATGGCGGCGGGCACATCCGCGGCGCCCGCCGGCGGTACCGACCTTGCGCTGGGCGCGGAGATTGCCGGCTCGAGGCAGGCTGTGACCATCGCCGGTCCCGGTGCGCAGCGTACCTACACAGCAGTTTTTGGCGCGGGCGTGGCGACTGGAGAGTGGCGGGAGGCCGGATTGTTCAATGCTGCCTCGAGTGGGCTGATGACGAACCGGACGGCGTTCGGGACGAAGACCAAGGATCCGGAGGACGTGTTCACGGTCAACTGGACCCTTCGGCACGTGCGAGGCTGATATGGCGCAAAAGCTCACTCTTCGCCGAATGCTGGCGCGGTTGCTGACCGCCGATGAAGTCGATGACAACTTCGTCACCGTGGCAACAGACTTCTCTGGTGCGACTGACCCGGCGGCGGTGGCAGGCGCCAATCTGCTGCCCAATATGAGCTGGGCGGATACGGGCACGGGATGGTTGAAGCGCCGCAATGCAGCGAATACCGGCTGGGCAGAGGAAAGACGACTGCTACGGCGATCGATCCATCCCTATAACGTGAACGAGATTCCCTCCAGCGACATCGGCGCCGTGTGGTTGAACGGCAAGGGGATGGCCGAGTGGGCGAGTTCTAAGGGCGCATACCAGCTACACGGCACGCCCATCCGCCTTTCTGCTTCGGGCAGCAACTTGGACTTGCTCACAGAGGATGGCACGTGGTGGCAGGACACGAATGCTGGCGCCACAGCCGGCACCGGGTACCCAGTCGGCAAGGCGGGTACGCTCATCGTGAAGAAAGGAGGGGAGGTCGCAGTAACGGCTTACCAGACGTACGTGACGCTGGACTCGGAGGTCTACTGGCGATCCACCGTCAACGGTTCGTTCGGAGCGTGGATTAAGACGGCAAACGAAGCGCAGATCGTCAACTTGCTGAGCATCATCAATACGGCGTTTGGGATCAACCAGTCTCTCGTCGACGTGACCGGCAGCCGCAATCCCAATGGCACGCTCTACGTCAATTCCACTGGCCGTCCCATCCAGGTTGCGGTCGCAGGGGTGACGACCGGTGACATAGCGAACTTTCAGATTCTGTCACAAGGTCGCATCTTGACTCGGCCGGCTTGGGCGGCAGCAATGACGGGCGCCGGAGTCGGTGCGTCCGCCATTGTCCCCGCTGGTCAAAACTACGCGGTTGTGGCCTACAACATCGACACCGTCACCTGGATGGAGTACCGGTAATGCAGAGCTTTAAAGATCCTGAGGCGGGCAGCTACTGGCAGTTCGAAGACGACGTACGAGTCGAGCTATCCGCGGCTGGGCGCGAGTTCTACGCGCCGCATGGCGAAAAGCTGGATGTCCCGCTGACGTTGGTGCCGGGCGAAATGCCACCGCCGGAAGCTCCTTCAGTTGCGGTGCCCACCTCCGTCACACCCTTCCAAGGGCTGGCGGCCCTTGACGCGGCCGGTCACCTGGCCGTGGTGGAAGCTCACTTTAATGACGTAGCGACGCCGATGCTGTACCGCCTTGCCTATCAGCGGGCGATCACGTGGGAGCGCCGCAGCCCGACGATCGCATACATGGCCAGCGTGATGGGATGGGACGATGCCTATCTCGATCAGCTGTTCATCAGCGCCGCGAAGATTATCTAGAACCTAGGGCGTTCGCCCACCACACCGGAGAAAAAATGGCTGAACCTACCAGCGGAATAAGCGCGGCCGCGACCACGGCGTCAGGGATCCTATTCGGGGCCATGCTGCCTGGGGTGGACGGCGGTGCGCTCATCGGAGCATTCGCCGGCGCCGCGGTCTTTATCCTGCACAACAACGAGCTGGGTGTTGCAAAACGCCTGGTGTACGGCTTGGTGTCCTGGTTGATCGGCTACTTCGCCGCGCCGGAACTTGGGAGCCTGGTCGGCATTCGTGAAACCGTTGTTACGGGGTTCGGCGTGGCCGCCGTGGCCGTTACCCTGGCTCTGACATTGATCGAGAAGATCAAAGCCGGCGATTTGACGTTCTGGAAGAGGGGAGGCTGACATGCAACCAGCGGACCTGAGCAGCGCCATCACGGGCCACCATTTGGTGGCCCTTCTTTTTGTGGTCGCCAATTTCGCCACGGCCTTGCGGTTGGCCTGCTATCGCCGACGCGGCGCGCGCTACCGGCCGGGCATGGCGGTGGTCGCCTACCTGATGTTCGTTTTCTCGGGCGGGCAGGCCCTGGACGTCGCCGTGCGCCACAGCACGGTGTCGGCCTGGCAGTTGGGCCTGGCGGTCTTGCTGGCGATCCTGGTGTTCCGGGCCCGCGGCAATGTCGCGGCGATCGGCAAGCCGGCAGCGCGCGCGAGGTAGGCATGAGGGAAGCTGTCAAGGCGTTCTCCGGCATGCTGCCGAGGGTGGAGCCGCACCTGCTGCCGCCGGGCGCCAGCCAGGACATGCTGAATGTCAATGTCGTGCGCGGCTCACTGGTGCCGCGCCGGGCGCCGGCCCAGGTCGCGACGCTGGCGAAGGCTGCGCCGATTCTGGCGATCTACCGATTCGGTCGCAGCCTGGATGACGATTCCCGGTTCTGGTTCCACTGGAGGCAGGACACGGACGTGGCCCGCGGGCCGATTCCGGATGACACGCAGGAGCGCACCTACTTTACCGAGGCCGGCCAGCCGCCGCGGGTGACGGATTCGACTATGGCGACCGCGGGCGCGCAGATGCCGTCCGCCTGGTATCGCCTAGGAATTCCCGCCGCAACCGCGCCGGCCGCCGTGATCGTGACGCCCCAGCCGAACCCCCCAGCGAACCTCGAGCGGCAAGCCTGCCTGCTGGCGTACACCTTCGTTTCTGCCTGGGGCGAAGAAGGGCCGCCGAATGAGGTGACGGACTCGTTTGATGCTGCCACGGGCGACACTATCAACGTATTCAACCTGCAGGGTCCGCCCACGGGCGAGTACAACATCCAGCTCAAACGGCTGTACCTGTCCACTACGGACGCGGCCGGGACTGCAGTGCTGCGCCTCTGGAAGGAGATTCCGGCCGGCGCCGTGGCCTTCAACGACAAGGTCGATTTCACCCTGCTGGGCGAAGCGCTGCCGGAGCGCTCCCTGGTGCCACCACCGGCGGACTTATTCGGCCTGATGGCGCACCCGGCAGGGTTCATGGTTGGATTCTCCGGCAAGCGCGTGTGCCGGTCGGAGGTCTTCAAGCCCTACGGCTGGCCCTACTTTTCGCCTGTGGCCGATGAAATCGTGGGTGGCGCGATCATGGGTCAGGCCACGGTCATATGCACCAAGGGCGACACCTATCTCGCCACCCAGGCCGATCCGGTGATGTTGACGCCTGTGCGCCTTGAAGGCCACCAGCCCTGCGTGGCGAAGCGCACCATCAAACCGTTTAAGGGAGGTGTGGTCTATGCATCCCCTGACGGCCTGGCCATGGTGGACCCGACCGGCGGCTTGTCGCTGGTGACAGAGGCGCTGCTGACGCGCGAACAGTGGCAGGCGTACCGGCCCGAGTCGATGCATGCCGCTGTCCACGACAACCGATATTTCTGCTGGTACGACACCGGCGCCGCGCGCGGCGGGCTGATCTTCGACCTTACCAGCGGCGCAATGAGTCTGACGCGGACGGACGTGCACGCCACGGCCAGCTTCTCGGACGGACGCCGCGACGAGCTTTTCCTGGTGCTGGGCGGGACCACCGTGCACAAGTGGGAGGGGGCCGGCGCTCGCCTGGCGATGCGGCATCTGAGCAAACGCTACATCCTCGAGCGGCCACAGAACATCGGCGCGGCGCAAGTCATTGCCGACGCCTACCCGGTGCAGTTTGAACTGACGGCGGTTATCGAATCGTCGACGGGTCCGCGGGAGGTGCGCGTTTCGGCGCAGGCGCTGAACGGCCGCCCATTCCGTCTGCCTGGGAACTACCGGGCGCGGCAGTTCGAGTATTCCGTCAGTGGGGCTGCAGCGGTCACGGAAGTGACGGTGGCGTCCACCTTGGGCAACGTGACGGCGGCCTGACGATGGCGACTTCCTCTGTAACGGGCCTTCGCTACGCGGAGCTGCCCGCGGTGGATAGCGCGCGCTTTCCGGACAACGTGGCCGCGACGCGGGCCATGGAGCAGGTCCGGCAGATTCTGCAGACGCGCTTCGGGAAGGGCGGCCAGGCGGTGGACCGTGCGGTGACCTGGGGCGACCTTGTCGAGAATGGCATCGTCACGATGCTTGGCACGACCGGCAAGACCATCCTGGTGAAGAACCCTGGCGGCCAGTTCCAGCCTTCGCTGCCGCCCGTGGTGGACGGTATCCCGCCGGCGCCAACGGGCCTCAAGGTGACGCCCGGACTGGGCACTGTCATCTTGGAGTGGGACAAGCCGAACTTTGCCTATTTCGGCTATGCCGAGATTTTCCGCAGCACCAATAACAATGTGGCGCAGGCCGTGAACGTAGGCCAGACCACGGGCTGGGTCTACGCGGACCCGGTCGGCGGCGCCGGTGGGGTGACCTATTTCTACTGGATCCGGTACATCTCCGGCGGCGGGAAGGTTGGCCCGTTCAACGCCGTGGGCGGCCAGGAAGGCACGGTGTCGCTGGACCCCAGCTACCTGATAGACGTGCTGTCGGCGGCCGGCGACCCAAAGGCGTTGCTGTACGAGGTCCATGAGCCCACCGTCATCAACGGCGTGCCCGTGCCGCCGGGGATCTACATCCGGAATCTTTACGTCGCGAACGGCTCGATTGGGACGCTGCAGCTAGGCAACGCCGTCATCACGGATGCCAAGGTGGCCAACCTGTCCGCGGCGAAGATCACCTTCGGTGAGATGAGCGGCGATCGCATCGCGGTCAATAGCCTCAACGCGGACCGGTTGACGGTCGCGTCGTTGTCTGCGCGGCTGGCCATCATCACAGACGCCTACGTGAAGTCGGCCAATATTCAGTTCGCCGCAGTGCAGGACGGGCATATCGCCAACCTGAATGCGGAGAAGATCACCGCGGGATACCTGAACGTTGCGCGCCTGGCCGGCAACTCAGTGACGGCGGACAAGCTCAACGTGACATCGCTGTCTGCCATCACGGCCACGATCGGGTTGCTGCGGACTGCGGCCACGGGAGCACGGCTAGAAATTCGCGACAACTTGCTGCTGGTGTTCGACGGCAACAATGTGCTGCGTGTGCGGCTGGGGATCTGGTAATGCCTGCTGGTCTTGAAACCTACGGCCCGACGGGTGCGACGTTAGTGTCTTACACCAGCCGGATAGGGCGCCAGCTTGGGAGCGTTACTACGGGAACCTCCAACGGCGCGGTCAACATTCCGGAGCTTGCGCAGGGCGTGGCGTGGATCGCAACTCTCTCGCCGGGTCAGGGTGGAACCATTCAAAGCACGCCGGTTATCAGCCTGAACGGCACGACGATTTCGTGGAGTTTTATAGCGGGAGTTCCGGGAGAACGTAGGCCGGTCAAGATTGTGTATGGGGTGCGATGATGGCCGCAGGGATGCAGGTGTGGAATGCCTTCAGCGAGCTGATCGTGGATGGGCCGAGTATCACGATGTTCCTGCGACACGCGGGGGTAATGAATGGCTCGGTGTCGCTCGCGGCATCAGACCCTGTCGTCTTCTTTCGTCCGATTGGTAGCGAACCGCAGTATCTGACGGCGGTCCACCAGGGCGGGGTTCTTTCGTTGGGCGTCGGCCCAGTCTCCGCGGAGTACTACGTTTTCGACCGGCCCGTGGAATCCAGCTACCTCGATGTGTTCGACGAGAACAGCGCCCAGGTTTTCACCGCGGCACAGCGCCCTTTGAATGTCATCGGTAGCGTGGTGATTGGCAATTACTACGACGCATACCGCCAAGCCTATCGCGATGGCTGGACATACAGCGGCCTGATATCTGGCAAGTACGCCTACAACGTGGCATTCGTTCGTCGCGGCTATGACTCCTATCCGGCCGCGGGCGGTGGCTGGCAGTGCCAAATTCGACCCGAAGGGATTTTGCCAACAGCCAACGGCTTCTTCGCTCGCTTCACGGACCGCTTCACGCCGATCTTCGGCTGGAGCCCGACCAACGCCAATAACTTCATCAGCTACGAGCCGACCTGCCACGTTTCGATCATCGACGTGGCGGGAATCCTCTGACCACCCTTGCATAAGGACCTCGATGCAACAGCAAATCGAAAGTGCCATTCTCTCCAACGTGGGCAATCGGCTGACCCAGGAACTGGCCTACGGCCTGATCATGACGGTGATGCAGGTAGCGCAACAAGCAGTGGAGGCCGCTCAGGCCGAAGCTGCTGCGCGCGCTACTGGCGCCAGCGAGGGGCTGGACCAGCAGACCGTGCCTGCACTTGGCGGCGCAGCGCAAGGGCCTACCGGGTTTGACCCGTGCGTGGACCCCGCGTATGCGAGACGGGAGGAGCCTGCGCCTGCGCCGCCCGCGCGGCGACGTCAGCCCCGTTCCAGTGCCACCAGCAAGGCGCGCCGATGAGCGCGCCTTTTTTTGCGCAGGGCACTGCGCTGCGCTGGATGCGCGGCAACGATGCGGCCGTCGAGTTCTTGCGCGGCATGTTCCAGGTGGCGCACTTCTACGACGACCTGGTCGACCGGGACAAGGTGATCAGCGACGCCGACGTGCATGGCGCCATGTTCCAGGCGCTGGTCCTGCTGCCGCGCAACGCGTTCTACCGCACCCATTTCGCGGATCTGAACGCCGTTCTGGCGAACGCCATCACGAACTGGCAGATAGCGACCGATCTAGAGCGCGGCGGCGGTGTGCCGGGCAAGCGCACCGCCTACGTGCTGCGCGCCTCCTACGTTGACTTGGTGACGCACAGCGCGCTGCTGGTGGGCGGCCAGGCCTGGGCGCGTCAGGTGGGCGTCGAGCTGCGCCAGCTTGCCGAGCCCTATCCCGAGTACTTGACCAACCTGGAGGCCGAGATGGCCACGCGAGGGGACTGACATGGGCTGCATGTCCACGGAAGTGAAGCAGGATCCGGCCGTCGGCCGGGCGCAGGAAGCGAACGCGCAGCTGGGCATGCGCGCGCAAGACCTGGCCGAGCGGAATTTCGACTGGAATCAGAAGCTGACGGAGGAGTTCGCACCGACCTACAAGCAGCTCCTGAACTCCGCGGCCGCTGAGAGTCAGAAGAACGCCGCCCGCGGGGATGATCAGTGGCAGCAATACAAGGACGTCTTTCAGCCGATCGAAAACCAGATGGCCGAAGACGCGATGAACTACGACTCGCCGGAGGAGGTCGCGCGGCGCGAAGGCCTGGCCGCCGCCACAGTCGGCCGCCAGTTCGACAACGCCCAGGCCCAGACGTCGCGCGAAATGGCGCGCATGGGCGTCTCGCCCACCAGCAGCCTGGGCGCTGACGCCATGACCGACCAGGCCAATGCGCGCGCGCTGGCGACGGCCGGCGCGGTGACGGGCGAGCGTAACAACACGAAGCTGCTGGGCATGAGCCTTCGCGAGAACGCGGCGCGGTTCGGGCGGAACCAGACGGGTACCGGGATTGCTGCATCCCAGGCCGCGCTGGCTGGCGGAAATGCGGCCGCCGGGATCATGGGGGGCCAGACTGCGCAGGGGAATGCGGCGGGCACCGGGCAGGGGCTGCTGGGCACCGCCGGCGGCGCCTTCAATTCCATGGGCAATCTGGGCCTGAGCCAGATGCAGATGCAGCAGCAGGCGAATTCGTCCAGTCAGGCGGGGCTTGGTTCGTTGATTGGCACTGGCCTGATGGCCGGGGCGATGGCCTTCTCGTCCAAGGAGCTGAAGGAGGACGGCGCGCCGGTGGACGATGACGCGGCCCTGGAAGGCCTGACGAAGGTGCCAGTGGAGAGCTGGAAGTACCAGGACGGGGTGGCGGATGGCGGGCGCCATACCGGCCCCTACGCCGAGGACATGCAGGCGCAGTTCGGCGATCAGGTGGCGCCTGGCGGCATCGGCCTGGACATGGTCAGCGTCAGCGGCCAGCACCACGCGGCCATCCGCGCTCTGGACAAGAAGGTGCGGAGATTGGAGCGGCGTGCGGGTGGCGAGCGCGGAGGGAGAGCTGGATTGGAGCATGTTGCTGCGGCGGCGGGCGAGGAGGCTGACGCACTGCCGTCGGCATTGGCCGGCGACCTGTCGGCGGGGCTGGTTGGACTGGAGAGGATCTGATGGCAATGAACGGAAGTTTTGCGGGCGGCCTGGCTGACGGGATGCGGAATGGTATGGCGATTGCTCAAGCCTATGACCTCTCGAAGGATCGTCAGCGTGCGCGCGAGGAGGCCGATCGAAAGAAGCGGGCGGAGGGGGAAATCGCCGCAGCGATGGCCGGAGGAAACGCGCCGTTGCAGGCGCCCGCAGGATTGGATCAGGTGCGCATCGCGGATGCCGTCGGGGTGGGCTCGGCGACTCCCGGCCTTGCCGGGCTGGAGCCTGTGCCGGTCAATGCCCCGGTATCGACCGCCGGCGCACCGGATCTATCCACCGTTGGCATGGGTGACGCCTCTCCCGGCGCGCAATGGGGGGCCGGAACTGCCGTCCGCCCAGGAGCGACCGCGCTGGCGGCTGAAAAAAAAAGTCCACAAGCCGCTGATTTTTTAGGCGGTGGGGACTTCGGCCAGGTCGCCGACGGTCTCACGCGGGCCTACCGCAAGGCTCTGGAATTGGGAGAGCCAGGCCGTGCGATGGAACTGCTCACCGACCGCGAGCGATTCGTCGGGCAGCACAGGGAACAGGCGTTCGCGACGGCGCAGAGCCGATACCAGTTGACCGGTGACCCGAACTCCTTTGTGCCCTTCGTGAACCGCTTTATGCCGGGCGGCATCGAGGTGACGTCTATCAATCGGCGAGTGGAGCAGGCCGGCGGCGCTCCGCTGTACGACTTCGTCGGCGTAGACACCGCCACGGGAAAGCCGGTGCAGCAGCCCATTACCGAACACATGCTGCAGAGCTTCGTGCAGAGCATCAGCGATCCGAAGGCCCAGCAGGCCATGGTGGCGCAGCAGGCGAAGCTGCTGTATCAGGCGGAGGAAAAGCGCCGGGAGACGCTGCTGGCCAGTCAGCTGCGCAAGGACGAGGAGGCGAGCAAGCCGCGTGTCCTGGGCAAGGATCAAACGCTGTACACGCCCGATAGCAAGGGCGTAATGCGGGTGAGTGCTCAAGGAAGCGAAGCGGGCAAGCCGAAGATGGTCACGTCCGACAAGGATTTCGCCAATCACGTCATGCGCATCAACAAGGTGGACAGCCTGGAAGCGCTGGGCGAGGACGCCCGCAAGCGTGTGAGCGGGATTATCAGCGTGGGAGAGAACATCAATCGGCTGAATGCTGGTACGCCTGCCGGCGAAGTGCTGACGCCGGGCAACCTGGCCGATCTGTCGCAGCAAGTCCAGGAAGGCACGGCTTCGATCGTGCCCATCAAGCTGGGGGATCGGCAGTTCGGCTTCGGTGTCGAGCACGAAGGCCGATTGGTGCGGCTTCCCGTGTCAGTGGTGCCTAAGGAAGTTCAGGACCAGATCCGGGCGCGGCTGCAGACCGGTCCGGCCCCGGCCGGCGCTGCCACGAACGAGGCCCAGGCCGCGCCAGCAGCTGCCGCGAAAGCGCCGGACGCCGCGGCTCGCCAAACCCCGCCGCCCCGCCCATCGACGGCCGCAGTTTCGCCGGCGGCGGAGAGCGCGGAAGGTGCGCAGCTGGATGCCGCGCGTACCGACCTGCGCCAAGCCGAGGCGATAGTGCGCCAGCTGCGGACCAAGCCACCGGGCCTCAAGGCAGGCGAGGAGGCGCGTGCCGCCCATGCCGCACGCCTGCAACAGGCGGAGCGCGACGTCGAGCTGGCCAGAGCCGCGGAGCAAGCAGCCGCGGAGCGTTGGGCTCGCGCCACCGAAGGATCAGAAATCACGCGCGCCGCGATGGGGCGCAACAACGTAGAGGGTGCAGATGGCCAACTTTGATAACCCGTTGGATGGAATCGAGTTCGCGGACGAGGTGGCCGCACGTCGTGACGGCGTGCGAGCTGACCTGGATGTGCAATTCTCGGACGCCAAGGCACCTGCCGGCACCACGGAGGTGCCGGCGGCATTCTCCTTTCGGGTCGCAGATTTCGCGCGCCCCAAACAGGAGTCCGGCGGCATAGAGTTTGTCGACTTCCCCAAGACGCTGGCCGGCGGTGCCATCAAGGGGGCGGGCAGCGCCGTGCGAGGCGTCGGGAAGGTGGCAGAAGGCCTGGGCCGCGTGGGCGTCACGGCGCTCAACCAAGCCTTTGACGCGGGCCTGGATGTGCCGACCAACCCGCTCGAAGGGGCCGCGGATACCACGCATCGCCTGGGTGAACGCGTCCTGGATTCTCGGACGGACGAAGCGAAGCGCCGCGAGGCGGACTCGCAGCCCGCTGGCGACCTGGACAAACCTGACACCTGGACCTTCGGCCGCGACCCCTCCGCGTCGGGTCTGGCCCTGCAGGGGCTGAATGCCCTGGGGAGCAGCGCAGTCCCCATCGCGGCGGCCGCCGCGGCTGGGCCGCTGGGTATCGGTGCGCGGATGGCGGCCGGCGCAGCGGCGGGTGGTGCCCAGGGTGGTGGCAACGCGATCGAGCAGGCGCGCGAAACCATCGACGGGATGGATGATGAGCAGCTGGCCGCGGCTTCGTCCGCCTACCGCGACCTGGTCGCGAAGGGGGCGACGCCGGAGCAGGCCCGCGCGCGTGTTCGAGCAGAGGCCGAGGAAGCTGCATTTGTGCGGACGGTGCCCGTGTCCGCGTTGGGTGGTGCTGCGACGGGCCGCATTCTGTCGCCGGCGGGCCGAGTCTTGGGCGATCGCGGCGTGGTTGCGCAGGCCCTCGGGCGCGCAGGCCTGGCTGGCACCGAGGAAGCCGTCCAGGAAGTGGGAGAGGGCGTCGCCACACAGAAGGGCATCAATGCCGGCGCCGGCATGGAGTTGGACCCGCTCGCGGGATCATTCGGCAATGCCGCGCTGGGCTTCGTCGCGGGCATGGGGCCGGGCGCAGTGCATGGCACGGCGGATGGCGTGCGTAGCCGAGGCACGCCGACGGCGCCCAGCCTGGAAGCCGGTGACGTCATGCACGCCAGCGGCAAGCCGTTCGTGACGGCCAGCGCCGCGCGCCAGCGCGCCGCGGAGCTGGGTGAAGGTGCGCAGGTCATGCGCCACGAGAATGGCTTCATCGTTCGGCCGGCCCGAGCAGCCGAGGCTGCTGGCCCGGCATATGCCGAAGGCGAGCAGGTATTCTGGAAGGATCCGGACCACGACACTATCGGTGGGGCCGCGCCGGTCGAGTTTCTGAGGATGGAACCAGAGGCCGGGCCGGACGGACGCCGTCACGCGCGAATTCGGTTTCGTGACGGTGAGGTCGTTGTTCCGGTTGACGAGCTGATGAAAGGGGAGTTGCCAGCGGAAAGCGGTCGCGAGCCAGGGGAAACGCAAGGGGAGCCTGAGAAGTCAAAATCTCTCACGCGTGGCCAACAGGTGTACCTGCGTCAGAATGGCCGCGAGCTGCCTGTCGAGTTCCTAGGGGTCGAGCGAAACGCCGCGACCGCCCGGCCCGGCGGGGAGCCGTTGGCGCGGATCCGTACGGCTGATGGCCGCGGGCGCTTTGTGCGCCTGTCGGAGCTGGCCGCCGACCCGCTGCCCGGCAACGCTCTGCGGGAGGCGATGGATGGGCCGGCCGCCCTTGAGGGGCCGCAGGCCTTTCCTGTGCTGGACGCGCCCATCGAGCGGGAGGCGTTGCCGGCGCCCGAGGGCTACGCCGCCGGCGAGGGCTTTACCGCCCGCGAGTCCTGGCGGATGCCGGCCAACGCACCGCGAGGGATCCGAAACAACAACCCGGGCAACATCGAGAAGGGCGTCGGGTTCGATGGCGAGGTCGAAGGCAACGATCCGCGCTTTGCCACCTTCAAAACGCCGGAGGACGGCATCCGTGGTCTGGCCGTCAACCTCCTGACCTACCAAGGTCGGTATGGCCTGGATACCGTGCAGGGGATCATCGGGCGTTGGGCGCCGGCCTCAGAAAACGAGACGGGCGCCTATGTGCAGCAGGTGAGCCGTGCGGTGGGGGTGCAGCCCGACGAGACGCTGGACTTGAGCAACCCCAAGGTTCTGGCCCGGCTGACCGCTGCCATCATCCAGCACGAGAACGGCATGCAGCCGTACACCACGGCGCAGATGCAGGAGGGCATCGATGCCGCGCTCAAGGGCACGCCGGCCCGTGCGTCGTTGCCTGCGCCGGTCTACCAAGTGGACGGGCAGGGCGTGGCGGCGACGTCAGGTCAGCGCGATGCCGAGCTGGCGCGCCAGGCAGCCATGGGCATGACGCCAGACGTCGCCGCCGCGGGCGCACGCCATCCCGGCGCGGCGACCGACACCGCCGCACACGAAGCCGCCACCTCGCCAAGCAACAGCCTGCCGGAGCCCTCGGAGGCGCAGAAGGCGGCCGGAAACTATAAGGTCGGGCGCACGCGCGTGGCCGGCCTGGAACTGTCGATCGAGAATCCGGAGGGCTCGGAGCGCCGCGGCGCGTCGCCGGACGGAACGCAGTGGGCAAACCGCATGGCAGGCCACTATGGCTACATCCGCCGTACTGAAGGCGCCGATGGCGATCAGGTCGACGTGTTCGTCCGTCCTGGCACGGCGCCGGATTTCAGCGGGCCGGTGTTCGTCATCGACCAGGTCGACCCTGCGCACCGCGGCTTTGATGAATCCAAGGTGATGCTGGGTTACGACACGCGAGAGGAAGCTGAGCGCGCCTATCGTGACAGCTACACGCCGGACTGGCGTGGCATGGGAAAGGTCACCCAGATGGACGTGCCCACGTTCAAACGCTGGCTGGCTGACGGTGACACCACGATGCCGGCGGCCGACTCAGGGCTTGGCACACTGGTGTCGGAGCCGGACGTGACCGCCAAGGGCGGCCGGCCGTTCCTGACGCGCGGGGCCGCGCAGCGCGCGGCGACGGCGCACGGCAATGCCGACGCCGTGCCGGTGGACGGTGGATTCGTCGCCCGCCCGCGAACCGGTCAACCTCCCCATGTCGAGGCCCAGCCGTCTGCAGCCGAGTTCGGCCAAGCTGCGCGCCGCGACTTCCTGCAGATGGTGCGCAAGGCGGGAGGCATTCGGCCGGAGCTGGCGGCCGATATCTATGGCGATCGCGCGCACCTGGCCAACCGCCGCGCGCCCGGCCTGTTCCGCAAGGGCGGGATGGACGCCGACATGCTGGTCGAGGCGATGCAACAAGCCGGGTATCTGCCCATGGACGGCGACACGGTCGACCTTTCCAGCACGGCGATGGATAGAGTCCGCGAGGCTATGGAGGGCGAGGCGGTATACAGCCTGGACCAGATGGACGAGGCTGCCCGCCGCGCGTATGCTGAGCGCCAGGCCGAGAGGTTCAGCGATACGAAGGACAAGCAGAAGCTGGCCGAGGACCTTTTTGGCGTCATCGACGCTATGCCCACCGGTACGACAGCGCTGGAGCTGGCCGCGCAGTTCGACGCGGCTGTCTACCTGAGCGAACAAGGAATTACGGATGTCCCAACCCAAGAAGCCATCATCGAGCGCGCCTCAATCCGAGCCGACGGCGACGCCGGACTCTACGAGGCCGACATTAAGTCCCAAGCAGCGGCGTATGGCCGACGGGACTCTGGCAATCCTTCGCGCGGTGCAGGCCAACCGGGAGCGCGAGGCGATGGGCCAGGCGCAGGAAGTGATCGCGCGGGCGGCCCGCAAGCGCTGACGCTGGAGAACCCGACGGCCGACGGGCTGCGTAATGCAGCTCAGGCGGCGGCTGTCGCGGAGCAGGGCGCCGCCACTCAGGCCCGAGAGGTCGACCAGCGCGCAGCCTCCGATGCGGCGCGCGATGATTTCGTACTGACGGGCAGCGATCGGGCCGCCGACCAGGCCGCGGCGCGCGGTCAGATGGAGCTGGCGCCGGCCGCGCCGTCCGCCGGGCGTATCGAAGATTTCGGCGAGACTCTGCACGGGGCACGGAAGCACTACGCCGAGCAGTACGCCGAGCGCATGCGCATGGCGGAAACGCTGCCGGTCGCCAAGCACTCGCTGTCCGAAACTTGGCCGGAACCCAACTATGCCAAGCTCATCGAGGACGGCGCGGACGCGTTCCTGGTGGCGCTGGCACATGCCAGCCGCGACGAGATCCCGGCCAAGCCGCGTAGCAGCTGGAAGGTGAAGGGGTGGGCCGACCAGGTCCAGACCCTGCGTGAGTTCTCCAATTCGATGCTGGACGGCACGCTCAAGGCGGCCGACGTGCGCGCGGGTCTGGAAAAATCGCCCGAGCTGCGTAAGGTCTACGGCCGCGCGCAGCTGTATGAGGCCGTGGGTCATGACCGTTCGTTGCGTGGCGTGTCCTTGCGCTCCGGCAGCTATAGCGTGTTCAACGGCGAGAAGTTCGATAGCCCGCGCACCATCTGGACCGTGGAGCGCAAGGCCGCGTCGCGTTTTGGTAACTGGCCCGACATCATGGGGCATGGCACCACGCCTGCGGCAGCGATCGAGACGTTCGAGCGTGCCCGGGCGGAGGAAGATGGGACCGCCGCGCTGGGGCGCGAAGTCCGATTCGACATCTACTCGCGGCCGCGCATGCCGGGCTTCTACATCGGCAAGAAGGTGGGGCGCGTGCATGTCGACCTGCAGCGCTTCGACGATGTGAAGGCCGCCCGCGCCTACCTGGCCGAGAACAAGGACGCGCTGGTCCAGCAGTTGGAGAAGATCAAAGAGGTGCCCGCCCACCGCCGCGAGACGAATTCGCCGCGCGTCGGCGTCGACCATCGAGACGGCGGCGACGTGTCGGCCGAGCAGTTTGCTGACTCCTTCGGCTTTCGTGGCGTGCAGTTCGGCAACTACGTCGAGGGCGGCCGCCGGCAGGCTGACCTGAATGAAGCTTATGACGCCCTGATGGATCTGGCCGGGGTCATTGGTGTGCCGCCGCGCGCGCTGTCGCTCAACGGCGAGCTGGGCCTGGCCTTCGGTGCGCGCGGCAGCGGTGGCAAGAACGCCGCGCTGGCGCACTATGAGCCCGTCCAGGTCGTGATCAACCTGACCAAGACGCGAGGCGCGGGCTCGCTCGCTCATGAATGGTGGCACGGCCTGGACAACTACTTTTCGCGGCGCGGCGGTGCGCCGATCGCCTACGCGTCCGAGTCGGGGCGGGAAGCCGCGGGGATCCGGCCGGCCATGGCCGAGGCATTCGGCGCCCTTAAACAGACGATTGGTCTGATCGGCATGCGCGAGCGCGCCAGCAAGCTGGATGCGCGCCGGACGAAAGACTATTGGACGACGGGCCGGGAGATGTCCGCGCGGGCGTTTGAAAGCTACGTGATCGCCAAGCTGGCTGACCAGGGCGCAGCCAACGACTACCTGGCCAACGTCGTCACGGAAAAGGCGTTCCGGGATGAGGAATCCTACCCGTATCCGACCGCCGCCGAGATTGCGCCGGTGCGCGCCGCGTTCGACAGGCTCTTCCAGACCATCGAGCAGGTGCCGGGGGCGGATGGGCGCATTGCCCTCGAGAGTCGCGGCAGCCGCATGCCCGGTGTGGATGTCACCGCGGCGCGGCGGCAGGCCGAGGAATTCATGGGCAAGCTGCCGGGCGCGGCGGGCCTGCGCGTGTCGGTCGTCGAAACGGTGGACCAGATCCCCGAAGGGGCGAAGCCGTCGCCGCTGGCCGAGGGTGCTTACTATCCGGCCGGCGATGGGGGGCGCATCTACCTGGTGGCCCAGAACCTGCCGACGGCAGAGCGCCTGCACCAGGTGCTGGCGCATGAGGTTGTGGGCCATTTTGGCGTGGAGGCCGTGCTAGGCGACCGATTCCGCGACGTGCTGGTCGACGTGCGCCGCCTGGCCAGGGCGCCGGATGGGGCGCAGATCCCGCGCGACGCCGGCCCAGAGCATCAGCACTACGCCACCTTCGAGGCGGTGACCGCGCGCTATCCGGACTATTCGGCCGAGAACCGCGCACGCGAAGTGCTGGCGCGGATGGCGGAACAGGGGAAGCGCCCGCTGTTCCTGGAACGCCTGTACGGAAAAATCCGGGCCGCGCTGCGCCGACTCGGTCTGAACCTCCAGCTCAACAACACTGACATCAAGCAGATGGTGATCGATGCCGGCCGGTTCCTGCAGCGTGCGCCCGCCGCGCGCGTGAGCGCCGGCATGCAGGAGGCCGCGGCATCGCTCGCTGCTGAATCGCGCCGCGGCCAGGAACCCGTCGAGCTGCCGCCGGTGGTGATAGGGCAGCGGCTGGGCGCGGCCGGCAAACACCCGGACCATGCCGCCGCCAAGGCGGGCGACACAGCGGCCGCCGTGCGCTTGATTCAGGATGTTCTTTCGGATGAGGCTGTGGCGCAGGTGCGCAAGGCGATCGGCGGCGAGCGTCCGGCAATTGTCCCCGTGCTGGCCGTTGAAGCCACCGGCCACAACAAGATCCCGGCGGTGGCGGCGACGGCGCTGGGGCAGCGGCTTGGTTTGCCCGTGGATGCCGGTATCTACCAGTCGGTGAAGGCCAAGCGCACCGCGCTCGATGGCCTGGGCCGCATCTTTCAGCAGCCCGAATTCGACGGCGCCGTAGAGCCAGGCAAGGCCTATTTCCTGGTGGATGACACGCTGACGCAAGGCGGCACGCTGGCGGCGCTGGTCTCGCACATCCAGCAAAACGGGGGCCGGGTTGTCGGGTCGTTCGCGTTGACTGGCAAACTCTACAGCGCTACATTGCGGCTGTCCCCCGAAACCCTATCTGAACTGCGAGCCCGATATGGCGATGTCGAACAATCCTTCCGCGAAGCCACTGGCCGCGGCTTCGACGCGCTCACGGAATCAGAAGGCCGTTATCTCGCCAAGCATGACGCGCCTGACGCCGTCCGAGACCGAATCCTTGCTGAAAGACATGCGCGAGTCGATGAAGCTGGCGGGCGAACTGCTGAAGAAGCCGCGCGTCCACTAGGCCGCGACGCCAACGAAGAAGCCCCGCCAAGTGCGGGGCTTTCTACTTCTGGTCCCATGGAATCGCGCGCCGCCGGCGCCGCGACGGCGGGGGCGCCTCCTGCCGGGCCGGCCGCCGCTCGCGAGCCCAAGCGCGGCGCCAAGATCGCCCGGCCGGGTGAAACCCTGTTGGACATCGAGCGGCGCCAGCGCAACAAGTTCCTGGGCAAGATCGGAGCCTGGGCCGAACAGGAGCCCATCAAGGAACGTATGGCGAAGGTGTCCGACCGCTGGCAGGCCAAGCTGGTGCAGGGCATCTTCGATCAGTTCGCACCGCTCAAGGGCATCAGCGCCACGGCGTACATGCAGGCCCGCCTGTCGAAGGGGGCCGACGGTGCTGCGGAGTACCTTGTTCGGCATGGCGCGGTCAGGCTGCAGGACGGTGCGCTGGACACGGCCGGCGGTGCTGGCCTGGCCGAGATCCTGGCCGGCCTGAATGGCGAGCACGATCACTTCATGGCCTGGATAGCTGCCAACCGCGCGCAGCGGCTGGCAGCGGAATGGCAAGTTCGATTCGAGAATGGCGTCACGGAACGCTTTGCCGACGAGGCCGCGGCGCGGGCGGAAGCGGCGCGCTGGCCGGGTGCCAAGGCAGAAGCCGCGTCGCGCGAACGTCTCTTCACGCCCGAAGATATCGCGGCCGGCATGCGCCTAGCCGACGGCAGAATGGCCGACGGTCGCGAGCGCGCCACCGTCTACCGCGACGCCCTGCGCCAGTTCAACGAGCTGCAGCGCTCCGTAATGGACGTTGCGCAGCAGGCGGGACTGGTCGATCCCAGCTCGCGCGCGCTCTGGGAAAGCGAGTTCTATGTCCCGTTCTACCGCGTCATGGAGGACGATGCGACCGGGACCATGGGGCCGGGCCAGATCGGCGGCCTGGTCGGCCAGCATGCCTACAAGCGCCTCAAGGGTGGCACCGACAAGCTGGGCGACCTGGTGGCGAACACCGTTTCCAACTGGTCGCACCTCCTTTCGGCCAGCATGAAGAACCTGGCCGCGCAGGGCGCGCTGCAAGAGGCGGAAAAGTTGGGTATCGCCTCGCGCGTGCGCCAGGCGGAGCGCGGCAGCGTGCGGGCGATGTTCGACGGGCAGGAGCGCCACTACCTGGTCGACGATCCCCTGGTGATGAATGCGCTGACGTCGTTGCACTACGTGGGCTCCAATGACCCATTCACCAAGGCTGCGCGCAAGTTCAAGCACGCGCTGACCGTCGGCGTGACGATCAGCCCGACCTTCCGCGTGCGTAACTTGCTGCGCGACACCATCCAGGCCATGTCCATCGACAGCAACCTGTCCACGAACCCGTTGCGCAACCTGGTCGAAGGGTGGCGGGCGACAGGGGCAGAAAGCGACACCTGGCGCCGCCTGATGGCGGGCGGCGGAGCTGTCCGGTTTGGATCCTTCAACGACGGCAACGCCCGCAACGTGAAACGGCTGGTTGACGAGCTGGGCGCCCATCCTGACGACGTGATCACGTCCCCGGCCGGCATGGGCCGGGCGATGCGCAGGGCTTTCGATTGGTACCAGGAAACTGGCGATCGGGCGGAGACGATCAACCGCGCCGCCATCTATCAGCAGGCCCGCAACGCCGGCCGCAGCCATCTGGAGGCGAGCTACGCCGCGCGCGACCTCATGGACTTCACCGCCGGCGGCACGTTTTCCGCGGTGCGCCTGCTTTCCCAGGTGGTGCCGTTCTTCAACGCCAGGCTGCAGGGCATGTACAAGCTGGGCCGTGGCGCGGCTGCGGACCCCGCACGCTTCGCTGTGGTGTCGGGCGCAGTGGCTATGGCTTCGGCGCTGCTGTACCTGGGAATGAAGGACGATGACGACTACAAGCAGCTGCCCGACTGGGCGCGGAATTCGTTCTGGATCACCAAGCTGCCCGGCACCAATCAGCTGGTCTACATTCCCAAGCCCTTCGAAATCGGCGCGCTGGGCAGTGTCGTCGAGCGCGGCACCGAGCTGGCGTTCGGCGGCGACGACTTCCGCCTGGGCGACTTCGGGCGCACGGTGGGCGCGATATTGAGCGAGCAGCTGTCTATGAACCCGGTGCCGCAGATCGTCAAGCCTGCTATGGAAGCCGCGTTCAACTATGACTCGTTCCGGGAGCGTGACATCGACAGCGTTGGCCAGCAACGCCTGTCTGCTGGCGATCGCTTCACTGCGTCGACGTCTGCCGGCGCTGTAGCGCTGGGCCGCACCCTGGGCCTGTCACCGCAGCGCCTGGAGCACCTGGTGCGCGGCTACTTCGGCTGGCTGGGCACTCAGGCGCTGAACGCGTCGGACTACCTGGCCAGGCCGCTGTCGGGACTGCCGGAGAATCCCCGCCGCGACCTCGGCCGCATGGACAACTGGTTCGTGCTGGGCGACTTCGTCAAGGAAGCAGACCCGCGCAGCAGCAAGTACATCCAGCGGTTCTACGACGAGCAGCGCGAAATCAATCAGGTGTACGCGGCGTACTCGCAGGCGCGCGAGCTGGGCGACCTGGAGCGGGCGCGCGCGCTGGCGGGGGATGATCAGCTGCGGCTGCGCTCGCTGTTCAAGACTGCCGACGGCCAGCTGCGTGAGGTGAACACCAGGATCAAGGCCCTGGAGCGTTCCAGCCTGCCGGCCGAGGAGAAGCGAGCGCAGCTGGACCTGCTTTACCGCGCGCGCGGGCGCCTGGCCATGCTGGCCGACGAGCACGCCCGCGCCGCGCGCCGCTAACCCCCACCCACCTGACTCACCCTGTCGCGCGCCTTCGGGCGCGCTTTTCATTTGAGGAGCACCAATGCCCGAATTCATCCTGTCGGCGCGCAGCCTGCAGCGCCTGGAAGGGGTACACCCCCAGCTTGTCGAAATCGTCAAACTGGCGATTCGGCGCACGCCCGTGGACTTCACCGTCGTGGAAGGCCTGCGTACGGCCGAGCGCCAGCGCGAGCTGGTCGCCAAGGGGGCCAGCCAGACGCAGAACAGCCTGCACCTGAAACAGGTCGATGGCTACGGCCGCGCGGTCGACCTGGCGCCGCTGGTGGGCGGAGCGATTCCTTGGGACCGTTGGGAAGAGTTCCGTCGGCTGGCGGACGTCGTGAAGGCGTGCGCGGCCGAACAGGGCGTGCCAGTGGAGTGGGGCGGCGACTGGAAGTCGTTCAAAGACGGCCCGCACTTCCAGATTCCGCGCGAATGGAAGGGGCAGGCATGAACCCGCTGCTGCGCGCCGCGGCGCCATACCTGATCGGGGCTGCTGCTCTGGCCCTGGCCGCAGGTGCCGTCGCCTGGTACGGGCACGCCCAGCGTGCGGCCGGTCGGGCCGAGTGCCAGGAAGCCCACCGCGTGGCAGGCCTCGAGGAATTCAAGACTGAGGCCGAGCGGCTGACCGGGCTGTCGCAGAGCCTGGCCGACACCGCGCACACGCTCGCCACTGCCCAGCCCAAGGTCATCGAGAGGTATACCCGTGAAATCGTTCAGCGCCCTTTGCCTGCTGACTGCGTGCGCGACCCTGGCCGGGTGCGCGCAACCAACGAAGCCATCGACGCGGCCAACGCTGCCCGTCAACCTCAGCGCGCCGTGCCCGCCGGTGCCGCGCGTTGATTCGCCCTCTTGGGACGACCTGGCGCAGGCGCATGTGGCGCTGGCCTTCCAGTATGCAGAGTGCGCGGCACGGCATCAGACAGTGGTAGACGCTTGGGCCAGACCGTAGCCATGCCGCCAATGAAAACGCCCCATTGCAGGGGCGTTAGCACATAGTTCAGTTGGGGCGCCGCTCAACTGACAGCGGTGCGAACCTCGTCTTTCCCGGGGGTCTCAAACATTTCATTTCCGCTAACCACCCAGCTTCCCAAGCTTCGACCTTCTCGCGCCATGCCGTGATCGGTTCACCTGTGTGCCCGGGCATGGCCGCGGCGCAATAGTAGGGGCAATCCCACAGAGTCAAGCCTTCGCGGGCAGCCTTGACGCCCAACTTTCGGATGTCGTCGCGTTGCATTGCTATACCCTCCAAAAGAAGAACACGGGAAGGTCAGTATTGCGCTTGGGGGGCGGGCTTGCAATAGTGTGGCGGTACTACCTAGCCTAGCGCGGCGCCATCCCCTTGTGCAGCTTGCGGCGCATCTCCTGAGCCGATACCAATTGCTTCGGCCCATAAGCAAAAACGTCCCAACCCGTGATGGGGTTGGGACGTAGTACCCAAAGCAGCCGGCCAAGGACGCACATGGGCGGGGGAAATGTAGCATATGCCATCTAGCGCCGTGGCATCCCCTTGCGTAGCTTGCGCCCGGAGGCCAACTACGGTGCAGGCGGGCGATGAGCTACCGCGACCGCGATTGAGCCGTCCGGGAGGCGGTATTTCCCGTCTCCCAACCAGCTCACAGGCTCACCTGTGGGCAAAGCGCAGTGGTATTCAGGCTTTGGGGGTTCCGCCGTGCCGCGCTTGATGACTAGCCGGCGTTGTATCCGACACGTAGATCGGTCTGGAAGCTTGACGATAACGTCTGCTAACCGAGTGTCTGAGGTCATTTTGTCTCCCTCCTAGATCGGTGCGCCTGTGTCGGGAATGGATTGCCTGCAGGCGCGTGCTCCCGTGGCGCGTTCATCTATAGCACGGCCATTAGAACCGCGAGCATCCATCGTGCGGCGTACAACTGGTCTGGCGCGCCGTGGCATGTGCAAATCCGTGGGAAACCATAAAAATACGCCCCAATGGAGGGGCTTTGCGTGAGTACGGGCCTTACGTTTTGCGTTCGAGGATGTACTTCCGGAAACGTAGCGGCGGCCTGGCCACGTTTCGTGCGTATTTCCATCCTGCCGCCCATGCATCGACCCTGGCCTTCCAGCTGCTGAGCTCTTCCCCAGTGTGGCCAGGTATTTCTTCCGCTTTGAAATATGGGCAATCGAACAAGGTCAAACCATCCCGCGCCGCCTGTGCTCCAAGCTCTTGGATGTCGTCGCACCGCATTGGCTGTCCTTCAAAGGTACATTGTGGGAGGATTCATGCTGCGTGGCGTGCAATGAGTTGCGATAGTGTTGCCGTACCAGCGCCAAATAGAGGTGCCCTCGCTTTTTAGAGAGGCTGGTTCAACCTTTGCGCAGCGCTTCAAAGTTGGCGTCCTGATTTCGCTCGAACCCAGGCGAAATGCTGCTATCCCGCCGTATCGGGCGGAGAGCCAACAAGATTTTTTTCAGCTCCCTGGGCGTTGTTCGTTTCAACGCTCAGGAGCCTTGCGCAACGAGGTCTGTCGAAGGAGGTCCAGGTCTCTACTCGCGGCGCCCTAGCATTACCCCGAGGATAAGGCCAGTTGCTGCAGACAAGCCAGTTGCTATCCAAGGACTTCCGGTTCCAAACCAACTTGTCGTCTGTGGGGAGTTCTTTTGGAGATCTTTAGCCGAGTGCATGATATCCGCCCTACGGCCCCCATCAAGGCTAGCGCGGCTAGCTATTTTCTCTCCGCTAGCTGGCATGCTGATTTGAGGATGAGTATTTGACGGCATTGGCTGCCCATCAATGTCGAAGTCTGAACTGCTTATGTTCTTCATGGCGAGCTCCGCTGTTAGTAGGCTCTCCTCCAATGGATGGAGTCTTTGATGGCACTGGCCCGATAGGAGCCGAGGTATTTTCCGACGAACAGGGCTCCGGCCAGTCACGATTTCCGTGGGTCAGAATCTCCGCCGACCTTAGGCGCCTTTTTTTCGCTCTGGTCTGTCGGATCAATCTTATGCGCGGAGTCTTTCTGTTGTCGTTCCGCTTGCTTTTCTAGGTGCTTGCCCGGCAGGTCTTTCTCGTTAAAGCTGCCTGATTGGTTAGGTGGGGAATTCATGCGTATGGTCGAAGTCATGTGTGTACCTTTTGGTTGTTGTGGCTGTATGCCACAAGCCCACGGTACGCCTAACGATTGAGTGGACCTACGACTAAATTGAAACAAGCGTAAGGTCTGAGGCAATGCTCTCTTTACACGGACTTCACACAGCCGACTGCTCCCCTCGCCACTTGATATGGTGGACGCAGATGCGCTTGGCGAAGGCGACAAGAGGGTAACTGCTTGCTTGGGGCGGCAACCTAGCGTTGTCGCTCACAAACCAAAAACAAAAACGCCCCAACCCGTGAGGGGGCTGGAGCGTAGTACCCAAAGTCGCCGGCGAAGGAGCCTGAGGGCGGGGAAAATGTAGCATATGCCATCGACCGCGGCGGTGTGCGGTAAGCTCCGTGCCGCTCGATAGCGCCCTGGCTGCGCCTTGCCCGGACATTTCTGATCCGCCTCAGGATCCCGCCAACTACGACGAATGGCAGGCCTGGCTGCAGGACAGCGTGCTGGTCGCGTACGGCGTGTGCGCGGCGCGGCACCAGGCTACTGTGGCGGCGTGGCCAAGCTAAGGCACGAAAACAAGAAGCCCCCGGCCGAAGGCCAGGGGCTTTTTGATACCGGCTTGTTAGTTGGCTTTTTTCTTGCGCAACACAATCCGGAACGGTTGGCCGTTGGGACGACGGATGACGCGTCCCTTGACCTTGATAGTCATCCGATAGATGACTTCTTCAGCATCGCTCTGGTGCATGGTTATGCCTCCAAGGAGCGACTCCAGCATGGAACTTGACAATTGACAGTCGGATTGGCGTCCGACTATCATGCCGACTTCAGCTGTGCAGCAGTCAAGACGAATTGCTCGTGGAGTCAATCGAGCTTTCCGTTTTCTTAGGGCCCCTGGCGTTGGCGCGCTACGGGGCCTTTACTCTTTAGCGCACCCTCATAGGCGGTCCAATAGATCAGCTTGTCGCAAAATAAAATGCGACAGCAGTGGAACTGCAAATGCGTAACGGCCGTACCGATTCTTGAAGACAAGCCCGGCGGTTACCAGCGAACCGAGCATTTGGTTCACATGACTGTTGGAGAATGATTTCATCCCGGCAGTCTTGGATGCCTCAACTATCTCTTGAACCGAGAACTCCATTTCGGCATTAGGTAAATTCGCGATTACGGTCATTAGGTCGCGTTGACGGTCGGTAGCTTTGGCCCATCTTCCTGAGAAAAAATCGTTGTCCAGCTTGGCGACAATTGATGTGAAACGCTCCTCGTCCAGAGTTTCCCCACCCAGGACTAAGTCATAGCACTCTCTGCATATGAACTGAATAAAGTACGGATAGCCGCCAGACACTTCGACAATCTTGTCGATCCCGGCCTGAGTGAATTGAATCCGAAAGCTCTCAATAGGTTTGGTGATAGCCGCCTTGGAGTCAGCTGGTTCGAGTCGATCCAAGGTGATCACGTGGAACATTCGTTCCGAGTACGTTCGAGCTTCGACGAGCTTGGGAAATAGTGTTGGTAGGCCCGTCAACAGCAAGAGGTATGGCACGCCCTTTCGTTGAATGGACTGAAACGTGTCCAGGAGCATCGACAGCGGATATTGTTCTTTTTGCGCGTGATCCGCCAAGTTTTGAGCCTCGTCGTACGCAAACACAATCCCCCGACCGCCAGCCGCTTTGATGGCTTCCCACGAAAGCTCAAGCACCGCCTTCAACTTGTCGCCAATTAGGCCAGGTGTGTTTTGATAGACGCTGAAGAGATACTGGTGATCAAGTCGTCGAACGATGGTCGTAGGCGAGACCAAACTCGACGCGGGTCGTTGTTCGGTAATTTGGTATCCAGACGTGGCCACCGACAGGTCGGCCAGCAGCCGCGTTACCAACGTTTCCTCGGATACTGATGCGGATTCCGACAGATCCGTAGAAACCCAGTGCCAGCCCCTCTCTCGGGCCGGACGGCGAAGATCCTCTAGTAGCACCGTTTTGCCGACACCACGGAGCCCTGTGAGCACGACGTTGCACAGGACGGTCGTCTGGTCGAAATACCGTTCTGCATCGGCGCGTTCGCTGGCACGGCCTGCGAGGAACGGAGGGGAGTGCCCAGCACCAGGAGTGTAAGGATTCACAGTTCCACCATTTTCCTTCGGCACTTGAGGTGCCCGCGGCGGATAGAGATCAGCGGCAGTTGGGCGGTTCATAAGTGGCCTATTGAGTTGATGATGTGAATTTAGTCTAACGACTAACTCTTGTCAATGAGCCTACATTTAGTCGATAAACTAAATGTAGCCAGTTACCCACATACGACTGAATTCATAAGCGGATCTCGCGGATGTGACAAAGGCCGGCGTTCAAGGCGCCATCCACTGCATCCACCACCCCTGGTAGTAGCGCACACCAGCTATTTCCTCGAAGCCGACGACCATCATTCCGCGGTCAGAACTGAACGTGAGCAGCTGGGGTTCGAGCAGGTCAGGGATCGCGCCCGGAACAGTGGCGCCGAACTTGGCCAGGGCTTCCATGGTCATGCGGGGGACGTGGCGATTCAGCCCTTTGTGAAGCATGGAGTACATCCGGACGATGCCTACGACGGGCTGGCCAGGATCATTGTCGCGGCGGCGCTCGCCCAGGTGATGGGTGCGCAGGACGGAGCACTGGAGCTGCATGGTCGAAGCAAATATACTGTACAAAAACACAGTATATTTCAGCCCTAGACCAACGCAACTCGGCCCCGATTTCGGCCGACAGGGGACAGACCATGGCCGACGTGGAGTGGACGCAACGGGACGATTTTTACTGGCAAGGCCCGGCTGGATGGACGATCTGCCGCGTCTTCGTGGACGGCATGTGGCAGTACGAGCTGTGGTTCAGTCGCGGCGACAATGGCACGATCTACGGCATGCGCGCGTCGTTGCCGGCCGCCCAGGATCTGTACCAGCAGAAGCTGGGATAGGGGGCTACTTCGGCAGAGCCTCGACAAGCAGCCGATCGGCCGGGTAGGGCACCAGGAAATCGCGAGTGTGGGCCGCCGGCGCGGTGAGCCAGTCCTGATAGGCGCCCTCTGGCAAGATCACGACCATGCGCTTTTCCTTGCCGGCCTGGTGGTAGTGCTGGAAAAGTGGATCCTGGTCGGCATTGATGGTGAGCATGGTGTAGCTCTCCTGCCACTGGCCGGCGGCGTCCCGGTAGCGATCCCAGAGGCCGGCGATGCCAAGCGGCGCGCCGTCGGCGCGGGTGAAGCGGGTAGCCACCGCGGCGCCGGATCTCCAGTCGGGTTCGAAGATGGCCTCTGCTGGAATGATGCATCGCTGGCCCTTGGCCCAAGCCTGGCGGAATGTCCACAGCGTGTGTGCGGTCTCGCTTTTCGCGTTGAACGTGTAGATCTTCTCCGCCTGCGCCAATTTTCCCGGTGGCGTGCCAGGCGCGATCATGCCCCAACGGCCAATGACCGCCTCACGCTCCGGCACAGCCTCGTCGCCCGCATCATGCTCGGGCGGGCGCCGCACGAACAAGCCCTGGTACTTTGGCCACATATCCGAATTAGCCGGCAACGGGATGCCTCGGGCCTGGAAGTACTTCTCCATCTGTTCCTGCTTCTTGAGCGCGGTGTAGTGGCTGCACATGGAACCCTCCGATCGATCCAATCAATCTACGGCAATGTGGTCATTCCTTCGAGGGCTCCGCTGTTGTCTCATTTTCTATCAATGGGTTACGATTCTGGAAAATTCGGAGAATGTCACATGGCGCGCGATCCTTCCCCTATGCCTCAAGATTCGGCGGGTCAGCCAGTTAGAGCTGAAGCACCCACCGCCTCAGCGGGATTGGTTTGCGGCTTGGTCATGCCTCTCGCGATGACAGACAACTGTGCGCCTGCGCATTGGGCCGAAGTTCGTTCCATCATTCAGGAGGCCGTCGGGTCCATCGAAGAGTACGATTTCCACTGTGACATGGTAAGCAACGCGAACGAGTCCGCAGTCATTCAAACGAGCATCGTACAAAACCTCAACTCCAACGATATCGTCGTATGCGACGTGAGCGGCAAGAACCCAAATGTGATGTTCGAGCTAGGCATGCGAGTCGCATTTGACATGCCGGTTGTCGTGATTAAAGACGATAAGACCGATTTTTCTTTTGACACGTCACCGATTGCTCACCTGATTTACCCGAGAGACTTGCGCTATGGTTCGATGCAGGCCTTCAAGTCCGCACTCGCTGCGAAAGTGGCAGCCACGTATAAAAAGCACATTGAGGGCGGCAGTGGTTCAAGCTATCTGGCCAGCTTCGGGCCCATAAAAGTGGCCCATCTACAGACCCAAGAAGTGTCCCTGGGCGAGTTGGTCGTGGGAAGATTGAACGACATTCAAGAGCAATTGAATTTAATTGTCGCGACGAATCGGAGGCAGCAGCCCCCGACTCCAGCTGTAGAAAAACGCATCGGGCTATGGGAAGTTGTCAGAAATTCTGACCAAATCCAGTTTGGTCCCATAACCTCTGGGCCCCCCCTTGAAACGCAGCTTCTGCGGATGCAGCTGCGGGAAGCTCTTGGCCCGAATTCGAGAAATACACCTGTTGCGAGAAAGAAGGCCGAACATGTCATTTCGAAGGCCTTTCCCTCGATGGACGACCAACTGGTTCGGGAGAGTGCGAAGAGATTGCTCGAAGACCTTGACGGTCTAGACGAATGA